CCATTTGTTGTAGCAATTTTTATATAGTAGTCTACTCCATAAGTTAAAGCGGATCCATTTACAATAGTGCCTACACCAATATTTAAAGTATTTTGTCCATTTGCAAAATCAAGAACATCCACCTGATTAGCTCCTGACGAACCAATATCTACTGGAGTAAATCCAGATGATGTTCCAACATAAACTTTAGCAGCAGTAAATCCATATGGTTGATTTGCGTTACCAGATGTTTTTCCGTTCCAAGATAACTGTATAGCTCCTAAGACAGAAGAGACTGTTGGAGTAGACGGAGTTACAGAAGACTCTGCCGCAGGCACACTTGAAGTAACTGTTCTAGTTACAGCTGTGCTCATAGCAGATAATGTTCCTATTTTAGAAACTGCATATGAAGAAACTATATATGTTCCAGCTGGAGCAACTATTGTTTTTGTGCCTGCTGAAAAAAATGATGTAGCTGGTTTTGATGAATCAAATGGTGCTCCGTTTACATAGATATCAACTCTATCGAAATTAGTAAGGGCTGCTCCTGTAGATGTATTTCCATCCCAGGTAATCTGTATATAACCTGGAGTATTGTTGGCTACAGTTAATGTAGAAGGAACATTTGGAAAAGATTCTCCAGGCGTAGTTATTGATTTAACTGCAGACCATGGGCCAAAGGATCCGTCTTCATATTTCCACCTAAATTGAAGTGGAAATAATGTACTTATATTTAAATCAGTTATTGTTAAATTAAAATAGTTTTTGTTATCTAATGGGGAAGAACTATCTTTTAATAAATCTTCAAAAGCCATATTATGTAAAATCCAGATCTAATTTGTATTCTACGTCTACCGCTCTTCCTGCAGATTTTGAAAGCGTGGACCCTAAAACAGATCTACTAATTAATCCAAATATAGGATCAAATGTGTCTTCGTCATTTATTCTTAAGCCATCCATACCAACAGATGTCGTATTGGTAGATGTTGGGGTAATCGTGATTCCTATTTTATTAATGTTTGTTTTATCTGGTGTTCCAGTTGGTGTTCCAAATACTGTGCTTAATAATATGTCTGATGTTATTTTATATCCAGTTCCGCTTGCTGGAGTAATGGTTGTTGTGTAATAATCAGAGCTTGATGAATATAGCTTTAAAATAATGCTTTGTAAATTAGCATCACTTTTATAGTATGCTAGTCTTATCGAGTCATTTACACTATATCCAGATAAATCTAAAGATGTAGTGTTTGTATATTCTTGAGCGGCAGTTGAATTAGATACAAATGTTAAAAGGCTGTCTCCTACTTTTGCCCTTTGAGCCGTAATATCATAATCTGGATTAGCTCCAGAGGATAGCTGCCAGTCTAATCTGTCTGCAAAATCTGCTAAAAATCTGCTATCAAAATTATTTATAGATGTTCGAGTAGACGGATATAAGCCTATTTCGTTAATTTGTCCTGCAATGTCTTGAGGAATAGTTGTTTTATAAACAACCTTATAGGTTGTTGTTCCAGATACCGTTTGAATATCTGTGCTGCCAAGTGTTACTGGAAGCCTATAAAATTCAAAACCAAGCCTGGTGTCTTCGTCAGTTGCTGCAGTTGTATCTATGCCGATAGAGATATCTTTACTCGCATCCTCAATATTTCCAGCAATAAAATTTGCAATAAACCTTTTGCCAAATTTAGTAATTACGTTAGGGGAACGATAAATTTCTTTACCGTCTTGATAGAATATGTATGTGCCCTTAATCATATTATGCGTTAGGATTGTAAATCCTTGCATCCACCCCCGCTACATTATTTATATTTTTACTTGAATTTCTTATTTTTAAAACTGCCTTGTATTTTGCCAACTTGCTTACTGGATCATAGTATTGCTCAAAATTAACACTTTCAATATCTGTTAATTGTGGTACATCAAGCTGATTAACCAAAGACACATTTAATGATGTTGGAACTGCATCCCCATTTGCTGGAATTCCAGATAAACTAGAGTATGCCCCGTCTACTTGATATTTTGAATAATCTACAATTGTGCCTTTAGTTTGAATATAATTATTAGGATTTAAAAATACTGTATCTGGATGGCCTACTGGCAGTACCAGTGGTTGTCCGTCCGTGACATCTTTTTTATCTATTCTTTTAATTGCCATAATTATTTATTATACCATTTGGTCGACTATAAAGATCGACAGGTAATAGATGTCTCCAATCCTTCAGAGTATTCTTGACTAACATTAGTAACTATAAAATTTTCGGTTCCAGCAAGGCCTACATATGTGTGCTTTATTGATATTATATCTCCTACTGAAATTAATGGATTTCCAAATACCTTTAAATTAACTACCCTGCCTCTATTTACAACTACCGTTTTTGATTTAATCCAATCGGCTAAGGATTTTACATCTGATAAATTTTGCAACCATCTAGATTCAAATATTACTGGTTCTGGATTAGCGTATTCTGCAAGCTCATTGCTTACATATTCTAATGTTCCAGAAGATCCTAGGGAGTTGCCATACACATATAAAGCGTTTCCTAGATCATCTTGCAACGGAATTGTAGTAGATGAATTGTTTAATACATATGCCTCTGCTCCAAAACTAGAAACTTTGGTTCCCAATAGCACGGCATTTGGGTTTGCTCCCGTAGACCATAAGACAGGATATGCAGGCCTGGTATCAAACTTGATATTAGATTTAACAATTTCTCTAACAACCGTTCCAAACTCATCAATTGCTGTTCCTTTAGCATCTATTTCGTCATCACGATCTGTATATATTAAATCTCCAAAAGAAGTATTTATTAGGTCATTATTGAATTGGCCTTGATATAGATTTATTTTATATGCGGAGTCGTCGTAATTTGTTTTTGTAATTGTATTTCCATACACATAATCGTATGCCACTGTTCCTCTTCCGCACAACAAGGCTACTCTATCGGTAGCCTTCAAAGATTCAATTAAGCCAGTGCTTCCTTTTACAGTATTATTTGTAGTAGAGTCAGTATAAGTAATTTTATATCCATTAATATATGCGTTAATGGTTACTGACTGCAGGGATACCTTTACCTTTACATCAATATTGTAAGTTCTTCCGCCATAAATTCCTTCTATAGTTGATTCTGTTCTAACCCCAGACTCTCTTAAATTAAACAATTGGTTTCCATAAAACTTTACAATTCTTACTGCTTTTCTATTAAAAGACGCAGCAGAGGCTGTGGTTTCAATAATAATGTAGTACCCTCTAGCCGCTTCTGGAGTAATAAAAAATCCTATTCCTCCAACAGCATTTGTATTTTCTATAGAATTTTTCATAAATATGCTTCCGCCAAATGAGTAGTACGCTGTAGAGTTTGCTTCTGATACAGACTGACTTACGTTTGCTCCAGCATAATTTACTGATGAATAAGTAGGAGGCACTACCGATGTAAAGCTTCTATACGCAACTGCATACTTGTTTGCTTTAAATTCTGATTCAGATACAGATAGCTCCATATAAGATTTTGATGGAGCATTTAAAGTTTTTGGAGTTGGAGATATTACTTGGCCATTGATTGATGATCCAGCCATAACATGAAAAGCAGATCTAGCTTGACTTACAGTTACACCTGAATATGCCTCTACCTTAAATTCATATGAAGCTCCTTCTACCAATCCTGTAATTGTGTACGGAATGGTAGAATTTTCTATAGAAGATACTAAATCGTATACCTGAGTCGATGTATTAAGTTTATACCAATAAAATTTATATTTTGTTGGTTGAGATGCCATATTAACAATTGTTATATTTACGCTCACAGATGTTGTAGAAATTTGTTCAACAATTGGCTGGTTAATTATATCAACTGGTCCACCAGCAGATCCGTTTACAAGAATATATCTTGTCATTTAACTGTTACCAATCTTGCTGTCCATTGATTTAATGTTGTTGAAGTTGATTGGGATGAGCTATGGTATGCCGCAGTTGTTCCAAGTGCACCTCTGGTTTTAATTTTATATTTTCCTGTTGGTTTAAAGTATGAAGTCTCTGGCTTATTTGGATCTTCAAATCCTGGTTTAGATAATGCTCTATATTTATTCACATCTGACTCAGAATATATCCACACTGTTTGAAATGTGCTGCCACTTATAGGAATATACTGATATTGAATTGCTTCAAACTCTAGTATTTCTGAGTCTATTAAAAAATACCCACTAAAATTAAATATAGATTGATATCTACTATAGGTATCTACGTAATTAATGTCTAGTTCTATTTCAGTATCTGAAGAGCTTATGGCATTTTTTAATCCGCCAGCACTTAAAAAGGTTGGCTCAGATTGCCATAAGGAAGATGATCCTCCTGTATATTGTGTAGATATAGGGGTAGACCATAAAATTTTAACTTGGTTTGCTCCTGGTATTTCATTTTGAGAAAAGTCTACAATATTAGGAAGAGCAGATCCTTCTGCTGCATAATAAAAATTCCAGTCCTTAGTTGTTCTTCCATACATATAGTCTCTGCTATAAAACTGTAATATGTTGTTTTCATCTACTATTGCATTCATTTGTATATCTCTACATAACTCCTGAATATGCTCCCACACGGTTTTTGTGCCGTCTGTCCAGAAATAATTAACAAGCGGGATAGATGTTTCTGTGGCAGCCAAATTAAAATTATAGTTGTTATACCCTACTGAGTCTAGCAATCTTCTCAGTATTGCCGTTACTGGATAAGACTCACATAAAATGTCTGGTGCAATCGTATCCATTAAATGCTTTGCGCTATCTAATGCAGTTGCTGATGTTTCTCCGTGCTCAGATATTGACCAGTTGTTTATAAAAAATAAACCTTGCTCAATTTTATCATATACATCTGATCCACTAGTTATTGCACCATTTGAATGGTATATTTTAAAATATGGTTTAAGTTCAGCATTTTTAAACATATAGGTTTTAGTTGAATCTAGTGTAGTTGTTAAAGGATTATAAGATATATATTGAAGAGCAGATTCATCGTATTTAGACAAATTAATAGATAAGCTATTTGATGTTAATACTCCTACTGGCAATATGTCGTCTGATGAGGCAGAGGATTCTTTGCTTATATTAAATGTAGATACATCTGATGATAAGTCTTTTACCCATCTGGCAGATAGCTCAATTAATCCCACTACCTTGCCCCCGCCTGGATTAGTTGCCTGTAGCCTTATGCTTTTAATTGATATTGGAGATGGATAAGATATAGGTTCTGCCCAGGCCGTAGTAGACCATGTAGAGCCCGTATAATATAAAACGACTTTTCCGCTAGATGGAGTAGTGGTTGGCCCAATTACAGTTGTAGAATTATCTGATTTAGTTATTGTAATTGTATAATTTGTAGGAAGAGTGTGGTATTTTTCAAAAGTTGCAATTATTTTATTTGTTAAGGCATACTTAGTTCCAGTTGCAGCATAGGTAACAGTTACATCTGCATTTTGGTTTTCTGGAGTTAACCAGTATTTATAATATAATGTGGCTCCTGGATAGTAAACTCTTGGTTTTTCTGTTACGTTATCAGAAGATACAGTACCAGGATAATTGACCATTCTGTAATTTGAAAAACTATTAGTTGCTGTATCGTACGAAGGGCTAGTCAAAAGAATAAAATATTTAATTCCAGGTCCTGTTGGCCTGAACGGCTTAATGACAGAATCTACTGGAAATAATTTTTTAAATGGATTTGATCTAATTAAGGATCCATCTGTAGAAGTTATACCAGCGATATACTGAGAATCTGTAGATGTAGTGGCAGAGGAGACGGAATCTATCATTGTATTCATATTATATTCTATTGTGCATCCGCTATCTATTCTAACGTTTGTATTGTTATAAAATATATTTTTTAAATTATTAGAAGCGGATATCATTATACCTCTTCCAAAGAAATAGATACGTTCCAAAACTCCTGTGCTGTATCGCCTGATACTTGCTTAACATTTCTTTTAACCAGTTCAAATGAGCAAGATGTGAATATCATATTAAAGGTTTGTGTAGATGTTCCACCATACACAAGAGATACGTCAAAGTTACTTCGTCCAGACAGTGCTCCAGAAGCTTTGGCAGCAGTTCCTTCATAAAATGATCTAAGATCTATTGCTCCATATCCACCATCTGCTGTAAATGTAGAAAGAGACGGTAGCATATTCCAGTTTACATTTATTGTCTTTTTGTCTGCAATAAAGAATTTACGTAGGGTGCCGTTAGCCATTCTTTGCTGCTTTTCAATTCTATTTGTTTGAATAGATACTGGTTGACGATTATGGTCGGATAGTTTAATTGTGGTGTTTAAATATATTAATGAGCCTACTGGCAAGTATATAGCTGGCATATTATCTTAACTTACCTCCTCCACCAGATTTTAATTGTTCTAGTGCCATTGCACTCTTGAATTGTTCAAATAACATTTTTCCATCTACTTGTCCGCCATTTTCAAAATTCATTACCAATCCACCTACATTATAATGTTGTACCGTTCCACCTCTATTATATCTTCCATTTTGTGCTGGTATAGGAACTGTTTTACCAACATCATATTTTGCAGCTAATCCGCCCATGGCCATCTTATTAATTTCATCAAGAAGCGGGACTCCTATGGCCTGTACAGCAGATGCTCTAAGTACATATTCACCATTTGAAAGCATAGCTGGAATTGAATCAGATGTCGAAGTTCCTGGTCCCCTAACCCCGCCAAATGATCCCATTTCATAATTTCTAATTTGTCCACCCATTGCTTTTTTAACAGGAATTATATAATCATTTATGGAAACTCGATAATCTTTTCCTTGATAATTAATATACTGATTAGCCTTTAAAGCATTTTCTTTAATTAAATCTGGAGCATATAATCTTCCATCTGTTTGAGCAGATCCCGTATTATATGTTCCTCTTATATTAATCGGACTTTCTTTACTTCCAGTTCCAGGTATATTTTTAAATTTATCTACCGCTGTTCTAAAATCTGTTACAGCATTTCTAAATAATGTATCAGAAACACCTTTTCGTTCCATTTCTTTATTCATTGCATCTAATACCTTTTGTCCAGTGCTTGCCTGTGCTGCCCCGTATAAATTAAGAGTTTCTTGTGCTACTGTAGGTGCTCCGTAGACGTTAAGACTTTGAGGTTTTGCTCCTGGAAGACTATATTGTTTTTCAAGATCTGTCGCCGCCTTTTGCTCTTCTCTTGTTCCAGACTTCATAGCAAATATAATTCCTTGTGCCTCTTTAGCAAAATCTTGTCTTGCTTTAGAACTTGTATCTGCAGCATAAAATACTGACAACTCTTTAAGTCTTTTTAAATTCTTTTCTAGATTAGCAACACTTGCTGCTTCTTCTGCAGACTTAGCAGTAGCAATCTCAACACCTTTTTTAAATTTAGATTCTGCGTCTTGTATTCTTTGTTTTTCAGCTTCTTTTTTCTTTATGTCTTCTTCTTCTTTTTTAGTGATGGCTGCAATAGCGTCTCTTGTTTGCTTTTCTTTAGTAAGTTGTTGTAAATTTATTTGTGCTTGAGCAGCCCTAGACATATCTCCTGCTGCAAGAGCATTCTGATATTCTAGTTGTAATTTTTTAATTTCGCTAGTGTAGGATTCCGCATCTTGTTGTTCTTGTAAAGCTTTTCTTCGTGCATCTGCTGCTTCACGAATTTTCTTTATTTCTAAATCAATTGCTTTTATTTTATTTGAATAATAATCTTGATCCTGTTTTTGAGCTGCTTTAATTGTTTTTGCATAATCTGTACTAGCATTTTTAGCTTTATTAATTGGTTCTGCTAAAGCTTTTAATGGGTTATTGTTTGATAAATCTTCTGTAATACTATTTACACCATTTAAAATTTCTGCATAATTTTGAGCCATTGATATTGCCTCTGGGCCAGACATAGCTGATAAGTTTACCATTTCTGCTAACTCGTTGTTGTATAACAATATTTTTGCAGTAATGCTTGCTGTTGATTCTAAATTTCCTAAGATAGATGCGTATATTACATTTTGCTGCTTTAAATTTTCTACCTGCTTTACGCTTAAAATAGAATTAGAGCTATTAATTTTTGTAATTTTTTCCATAGTTATTCTTAATGATTCTGCTGAATCAATTATATTTTTAGGATCTAAAGCGTCTTTTGTTCCAATTAATCCTTCTTGGTATGCAATAACTGAATTTACTAATGTATCTAGCCCTTGTGCAAACTCTTCTGGGTTAAAGTTGTTAATAGTTGACGCCCTGCCGAGGTTATCAAACAGTCTAGTTAATGCTGTAGTTTGATCTATTATATTTCTAAAATCAGTAGTTGTTACTGCAGATAAAGCCTGTCTAGCTTTATCAGACGCCTTAACTATTGCAAATATTTGATTAGATGCTTCTGATGCAGATAATCCCATAGCAACAAATTGTGCTTTTAGATCGGCTGCATATTTATTTACTCCACTACTATCAATACTATTAAATGCTTCAATATAATCTGTTTGATTCTTTTTAGCATTTTCAATAGCTTCATTTAATTCAGTTATGCTTAAGGTAATTCCAGTAGGACCGCCCTTAGTATATGCCTCATATGCTGATTGAGCCTTAGCCTTATTTAACTCTATTTGCTCATTAACTTCTTTTAGTCTATCTGATAATGTTTTAAATTTAGTAATTCCAACAGAGGCAAAAGATTCCTGAGTTCCGCCAAATGCTAATCTGTTTGCTTTACCTACATCCTCATAATTCTTTTTAAGATCTAATAAAGCTCTTCCTAGCATAAATGCCCCGCCAATTACTGCGCCAGGAATTGTTAGTCTTCCAAGAACTCCTGCAAGCTTTGTTACCATTGGTAGCACTCCGCCGATACCTTTTAATCCAGACATCAGAGGAAGTATGTTTGACGCAGCCATAACAGCCATACCAGCAGGTCCACCAATCATTGAGCCAGCCATCATGCCGCCCATACCAATTGCCATTTGGGATCCCATTCCCATTTGTGGCATTCCTCCAGAAACTATAGACTTGCCATAAGGATTTCTTACGCCAGCAGTAAATGCTGATACTGGTCCGCCATTTTGATACCCTTTAACCATTCCGCCCATATTGTATCCTGGAATCATTCCTCCAGAATTTCTTCCCATAGCTTTACTTAAAAATCTAAACGCAGATCCTGTAAATTGTGGAATCCCTCTGCCAGCTCTTAATGCTGAAATAGCTGAAGATGCTCTAGATTCTGTAGGTCTAAAAATTCTATTTGTGCTAAGACCACGATTTGTTGGTTTTCCTGTGGCAGGCACTCCTTGTGGAACACGAACTTCTTGATGCTTTTCTAATTTTCTTAAGCCCCTCATTACCGAAGATCCGTAAGGAATTGCAGCTCTATATACAGCATTTCTTAATATAGATGCACTAACTCTTTGATTTGCATTTCTTCCAGTTATTCTATCTGCTAAAATAGTTTTACCAGATTCTTTTTGTCCTGTTAAAGTATTAATTATTTCTCTATCTAAATTTGAAACAAAGTCTAATTTAGATCTATCACGAATTCCTAAGTCTTCCATTAATGGCCCATATGCAACAAGTGGGTCATGAGTTACATTTTGAGTTCCATTTGGAGCATAAAGACCATTTGAATTAATTGGTACTGGTATTCCTCTTAAATAATTAATAGCTACATCTATTGGCAAGGATCCTCTGTGTGTTCCTTGATTAAAAAATGTATGATAAGCAGCGACTAGTCCTCCATGAACAGATGTTCTTGGATTCATTAGATTTTCAGAGCTTACTCCGTATTGTGACATTAATTCTGGATGCAAATCTGGTCTATCTACCGATCTAAATGATCTGCCCAGGTGAGAAATTTGTCTACCAGAATACATTTGTTGTGTAGTAGCAAGTACCGCTTTTCTAGTTCCAAGATTGAAGCCAGGTCCATCTGAACCCCTATTATTATTTAATGCTGTAAGTAATGGTAAATTTGCTTGAGTTGCTTCTCTATTAACCACAAATTCTCCAGGAGTTAGAACTGCTGGAACAACATCTGCATTTATATTTGGGCCAGGAACAATACTTCCATCATTTGCTGTATAAACATATCCGCCCATATTCATTCTCTTAGGCATAGTAGTCTCGGTAGAATATCCGCCGCCCCAAGTTCTTACTCCTAATGCCCTTGCAATTTTATCAATAATTTGAGCACCTGGCCTATTTGCTCTAAATATTTCTTTAGTATTTGCTTTTCCAGTAGGGCCAACTATAGGCTGATTAAGCAATGGTACCTGTGTTAAATTAGCAGTTCTTCCTAAACTTGTTGCAACCTGCGTAGTTGTTTGAGCCATCATTGCTTCTAATTGTGAATTTATTGCAATAATTTTTGCACGTGCAGCATCCACGGTAAGTTTCCCAGCTTGCAATTGTTGAACAATTAATGCGGATTCTGCGGCAGCATTGCTTGTTAACTTTGTCATTGCTGGAAGCAATTGGCCAAATGTAGTATTTATTTCTGTACTAAATGTTCCAGTTCTAGCAATTTCTTTCTTTAAATCTCTTACCTCTCGTTTTGTCATCATAGACAATGTACCCATTAGTGTATGCCATTTTGCTGCTTCACCAGCAACAATGCCAGTTGATACTCCTCTGGATGCCGTCAAACCTTCAATCTTTGGTAGATCTCCTTCTGCAAAAACCATCGGCGCTGTGCCAACTTTTTTATTTAATGGAAGTGGTATTGGAGTAAATGAATGAATTGTTTGTGCATCTCTTTGTGCTGTAGTCATTGTTGATCTTGAAATGTGATGCCCTGCAGATCTACTTCCTTCTGGTCCTAAGTAAGGGCTGTTAGGATTTACAGCTCTTCCTGCAATAATAGTTGATCCTGCGACTGTAGATATTCCAGGATTTACTGCCATTGCAGCAGATGATGCCCTTTGTTGTAATAAAGTAAACTCCGCTGTTAATCCAGCAATAGCCTGTTTTAATACTGCTGCTGCTTTAGCATCGCTATAAAATGTTTGTTCTACTAAATTTCCAGCTTTTTGTGCAGCTAATATTTCTGGAGTTAAAAGTTTCCAACCTTCTCCACCTTTAAATAATGATTTAAAATGATATGCACCCTTAATAATATATCCAAAGAAGTTACCAAGTACACCAGTTAACATAATTAATGGGCCAGCTGCTGCTGTTAGCATTCCCATAAATCCTAATGCCTGTTTAATAGGCTCTGGAAGCTTTTGAACAAATTTAATTATTCCGTCAACAAAATTAATTAAGCTGGTGTTAATTGTTAAAAATTGCTCTCCTATACCAGCTAAGTCTGCCTTTAATCCCTCTACCGCTCTTCGGTATTTACCAGAAGCTGATTCTGTTACTTGTGATAATTCTCGACTAGCTAGATTACCTAGATCTTCTGAACTGGCCTTCATTAAATCTAAAACTTGTAATGTTTGGCTACCCTGTTTACCTAAATTTTCAAATAAAGCATTTAATCTTGAAAACTGAAACTTGCCAAATAATTGTTCAATTGCTTGTTGTTTTTGTAAAGGATCAAGTTTGTCCAATGCGGCTTGCAATTCTAATAAAGTTGCCGTTACGTTTCCAGCATTTGTGCTAACTATCCCAAGAAGGTCTATTCCGAATCCTTGAAACTTTTTAACCGCAACGTTTGTTGGATTAATTAAAGATGCTAATGCAGACTTTAAAGCGTTAGCTCCTTCGGTAGCATTAATGCCACCTTCACGCATTGCTGTTAAATAAAGAGCTAAGTCTTGAACGCTACCACCAAGACCTCTAATAATTGGACCAGCTTTTGGAATTGCTTCTACTAAGTCATTTAGAGTTGTAGATGTTTGGTTTTCAACTGCGTTTAAAAAGTTAATCGACTCAGATAACTCATCTGTATTTTGTTTAAAAGCTGTCTGTATTGCTAGGGTGGCTTTCATAGCCTCTTGCCTATCTACTTCACCAAGCACAGATAATCTTGTAGTTTCTTTAATTGCCCCTAATAAATCATTTCCTTCTTTACCAGTCGCTGCAATATCCGCCGCCAGGGCTAGTGTGTCTTTAAATGATGCTCCATAAGACTTTGCTAAATCTGCTGCTGTTCTAGAAACATCTTCTCTTACTTTTCCTAATTCTTGAGAACTTACTTGAGCCACTCCGCCATAAACTTTTGTTAAACGAACAAGCTGCTCATCTGCTTGCCTAAACGCATCCGCAGATGCTTTTCCAAATGCTGCTAGTGGTACTGTTAATCCTACTGTTAACTGACGTCCTGCCCATTGAGTATTTTTACCCCAATTAATTAATTGATTAGCTCCTTCTTGAACAACCTTGTTCATAATCATTAATTCTTGTTTTGCTATTGCTGTTTTATTTTTAACTAAATCTAAGCCTTTTGGAATATGAACGTTATACTGCATTAACCCTTCAGCATTTTTACCTAATGGCTGAAGAATTGCGCTTTGAAGCTGTACTTGTTGTTTTGCTAAATCTCTTATTAGTCCGCCATTGGTTTTAGCATGTTGATTATAAACTTGAAAAAACTTACCTAATTTTAGCTGACCTCTTTCTAACTGCATTCCAAACTTATCTACATCTGATGTAAGGCTAACAAAGTGTGTTGAATACTGCCCAGTGCTTCGTAAGGTATCCGCAAATGAGCGGTTCATTACTCCAACCTGGGCAGCTAATGTCTTATTAGTTGCTACTAACTGGTCCTGCAATTTGGTTAATGAAAAAGAAACCTTATTTAGGTCAGAAATAAGGTTTGAAAAGTCGGATTTAGCGACTATGTTAGTGACTATATTTTCATCAGCCATTTATATTTATATTACTCCTTAGAGTATCCTAGCCCTGCGTTGATTCCAAATCCAGACTCTGCGGCAAACGGTCCTTGTAAAGATAATACATCGTCTCCACTAGCACTGATTCCTAGAGCCTTTCTTTTGATATCTTCGAAGGTTGGACCTTCTGTTTTTTCTTCATCTAAGTTAACGCCCTGAAGCATAGCCAAGAATTTTCTTTTCTCTTCTTCAGTTTTTTGCATCGACTTAAAAGTTTGTATTAACTCTGGCATTGAAAGGCTATCTTCTAGCTCTTCGTAATTTTTCCAATTACCTAAAAGAAAAACCTCTCCTAACAAAGCGGCTAAATCGAGTTCTGACCAGCCAGAACCGCTGCCGCTAGAAGGTTTGGGTCGTCCATCTTAATCCCACCGCATACTTCAAGTATACGATTGATTGTGGGTACGTCCAACGCATCTTCTAATGCATCTCGATCTTTTACCAAATCTGGTAACTGTTTTTCTAATGCCACTGCACAGGCATCGATTAATATGGTTAGTGTTTCATTTTCTGTTTTAGACTCAGAAGTTTTTTGGATAGCTTCCATGAACTTTCTTAGCTCTTTGATTGTTAAAGGTTTTAATTTAACCTTAGCTCCATTTTGAAGCTCGATCTCTTCTACGTTATATATGGTTGTAGCCAATTTATATCCTCCTTGGATAGTCTTAATTATTATAACAAATTGATATTACTAACACAAATAGAAAACCCCCAATTTCTTGGGGGTATCTATTAATAAATTAAATTATTATGCTACTAGTACACGGTCAATAATCTTGCCGTATTCTGAGCCAGAGTAGTTAGCATCTGGTAGAAGACGGAAGGTTACTGGGAATGTGGTTGGAGTAGTACGGGCAAGTGAGAATTGTGACTGTTGTACAGACAATACTCGACGTGCATAATATACACGCTCAGATGATGTTGAGCTTGCTGTTGGAGCTTGTCCAACTGCAATCAACTGACGCTCTGTTGGAGCGGCACCTAAAGAACCTGCTTCAAGACCTAGAGTATCTCTTTTAGATGTTCCAGTTCCTGTTGTTGATAAAGATGATGCATTCTGTCCAAATACTGTTACGATATTCTCGAGAGTACCTTCTGACATTTCTGTTGCAATCATAACTTCCATTGCGGACTTAAACAGCTTAGCTGTATCTAATAACTGATCTACAGTTACTGAGTCGTATGTTGGGTTGTATGTAATTTGAAGACCGTTGTTGGTGAAACCAACGTTGCGGTATCCAAATTTTCCAGCTTCTTGATCAACAGTGTTCAATGTTGTTGTGTATGATACTCCTGTTGAATATGCTGGTACGCCAACTGTTCCTGCGGCTGATGCAATTGCCACGCCTGGTTCGGCATTAGCAATATAATCTGAATCGTTTACGTCAATAGTTGACAAAAACAATGGAGATGCACCAACGAGAATGTTTTTAGCATTACCTACGGATTGTGCCATAGTTTATTTTCCTCCTGTGTTAAATATATATATATTTAAAAAATCTAAGCTGGCTAGGCTTTTCTTTCCTCAAGACCAATTTTAGGCCATTTTAAGCCATAAGGCAAATTATGAGAAGCGGCCTACCAGGTCTGTTATTCTAGAATATTTGATCTCTAATATTACGTCTGCTGATAGAAATCCCTGTAGTTCCTCTGATGGGGCCGTTGGGGAGATATCTGCTACAAATATACTATGGAATTTAAATTTATTTGATAGAGTAGGAAACTTATTTACATCCTTAGCCGAATCATCCATACGTCTAAATTCATCTGTCATAAAGTTTCTGATCTCATTAATTTCGGAAACATCTGTTGAGTATATGGTAAATAGGATTTGCTCACAGCATATAAGCCAATTTTCCTCATATGATAAACCTATCTTATCATAAACTATATGTTTCTTTCCGCTCAAGAATTGATTCATTTCTGCTGATTGCTGAACTGGAATAATGGGAACTAGGGACTCTGCTAGGTTGTCGCTGTAATATTCGGTATCATCAAATATGCTTGCCGCCACCAATTTGCTCCACAAAAACTTTCTTAATTCTAGCATTGCGTCTAATTTATAATTAACTGTCATATCATTGATCCTCCGAATGCTGCCTCTACGGAAGAATCAGCCATCTGTTTAATTGAATTTGGTGAAAATGAATATTGTACCCTTTTAATTACTGAGGGTAATCTTAGGGACCTGGTCATTGCTAAATTAAATATCTGTTGAAAGCCAGATCTTTTAATTGATTGATTTACTAGATCTCCACTAAACCATCGACTGTAATATAATTTAAATTGATTTTTAACTCCGCTTCCTCCTGGCCTTTTAACGGTCACTGAGGCCCCTTTCGGCATAAAGACTGTCCCAGTGTCAGTTTCGAATACTAGGCGCTCTGCGGCCCTTGGAGCAATTACTAGGGGCATTCCAGCCTCCATCACAGAAGCTTTATTTATAAATACATGTCTACGCCTGCCTCTTTTGGCAGGGACAGTGCTTTTAGAAGGCTTGTAATCAAAATCTATTTTAAATGAAATTCCAGGAGTATCGATCATTTTTAATTTAAATAATCTAGATTCAGGACTTCCCACTCTTTTCCATTCATAGACATGGTGCAAGGATCTTGGCTTTACCCTAGCTTGAGAATCAATATATTCTCCAAAGTCTTTGTTTATTTGAGTATAAAGAGTTTTCTTAAATTTATTCTTAAATGCTGTGCTTGTAGTTAATTTAGCTATAACATTAGACTGATAATATAGGGCAGCAGATATTTGAGCCACATTGCTATCTCTAATCATAGCGTCTTTAGGTCCACCGACCATTAATCTTTCTAGGCCAGAAGCTGCTGTAACTAACATAGCGCTAGAGTCCAATTTGTTGATTCTCCGATCTCTTCATTGAAGAGTTATATCCTAATACTCTGCCAAATGGGTCTGTAATTGGGGTTGTTCCCATAACCTCAAATACTGTGGGAGTCTCGGTTGGAAAGTCTAGTTCTACCCAGATATAGTTGTTTTGCATATCTCTAATATTGGTTACTTTTTCTCTAGTAGTAATTCTTTGTTCAGTTCTAACTTGAATAATTTGGTCATTAACATATTTGTTATTAAATATTTGTTTATCGCTGCTTCTAGTAGTAGCAGAGTTACTGATAACTCCCTTGGCGTGACAGTCTAGGGTTTTATAATATTGCCATTCTTTTACAATTGCGCCAGTGTCTGGGTTCTGAGAATCTATCTGTTTATAGATATCCAGTTTCATTGGCAAAACTGACTGGATAAGATCTTGCATTAAATAACAACCATTCCATTTATGACATATGGGTTTAGTAGTTGGTCTACATATGCATTTCCTGTGCCACGATAAGCATCTCCGCTATACTCAAATTGCCAGTCAAATGTTTGAATATTCTTTACATACTTATTTTTCCAAATATTGTCTTTTGAAAAATAGTCTTTCATTAACTCTACGCAAGCCTGTTGTACGTTACTTGGAACTAGATCCCATCCATATTTTCCTATAACTTTATATCTAACATTCTTGGCAAATGCCCCGTTAATATTGTCATTAATTGTTGGAGGCACCATTCCATTAGCAACGTATACTGTATTATCTATTAATCCAGTTCTGTCTACCCTTATTCCAAAACCTGTCTCTGAAATAATTGGGGTATATGTCCAGTTGTTTGTTAGTGGGCTAGTTGTATTATCTATAAATAAAATGTCATTTGAATAAAGTTGATAAATTGAATTTATTTTATAAGGCAAAGGCAGAATGTCAGAGTTATTTCCATATACTACCTCTGTATCATCATATAGGTAAAATTCTTGACCTGTGTAATCTTCAATAATTTTTCTAGCATATCTTTCCGCCACCCTGATATCATTATAGGTTTTATAATTTGGATCACTAGGATCTGATCCTAAATTAAGACTATCGATATGCTCATTTAAATTAATATATGGTGTTGCGACATCTACATATGTAATGTGTGTTCCGCTTACGGAAGATACTACATACGACCATACTAGTTTAAATTTTCTATTTCTAACTGAGTATGAAAATGGCAAAACAACCTGGTAAGTTCCTGTATCTGTTTCTACGGCTGTAGCCGTTAATGTAGTAAGAACAGTTGTTGGAAGAATTGCTGGTGTGATGGCTGGATCTTCTGTTATATCATAAACAGCAGCGGTTACATTTCCGTCTGGAATTACTAACTCACCTTCCCAATAGATTTTTGTCTTAATTGGGGTATTGCTATTTACGTATATCTCTGCCATTATTAGATTTTAATTAGCTATAAAACTCTTGTACTTCCTTTGGGTTAGCTAATCTAAAACCTTCCTCCTTGTCAAAAATTGCTTGCGCTTTTTCTTTATTCATTGCGACAAATGGGTGCTCTTTTGTAAAAGTAAAACCTAAAATATCGTATCTGAAATTTGCTCTGGTCATCTTTACCAAAACATCATCCTCAGAAATTTCTTTCTTTGGATCAAACTTAGCCTGCGGCTCTGGGGCCTCTTCTAAATTATCTTCAATGTCTTTAATTGTTTTTTGATATACTGCCCAAGTTACGCCTTCTTCCGCTAAAGCGGCAACTACATCATTTTTGTTTTTTAATTCATTTGTTACAACGCCAAAATCTTCAGCGATCTTTTTTAGTTCTGCTATCTTTAATGTCTCGAATGACATATATTCTCCTTTGTTAGGTCATTTAATTATAGCATTAATAAGTTTAAAGGGAAAGGGGATATTGTAGTTATTTAAATAAGAAGGGCCTGGAAATATCCAGGCCCAACTTAATTATTAGAGATTACTTATGAAGCAACCTTAACGTTCTTTACTACCACCCAAGCATCTGCTTGCTCGATCTGAACACCTACACGAGTATACATTGTGTACTCAATAGAGTCCTTACGAGGCCAGAAGAATCGGTAAACAGTTACATCACGCTTGATTCCAATAACTACGTTATTTGGGAATGTCAAGTGGATATCTCCGTGGTTACCAGTCTCACCTGAGTAATCGCCGTCCTGTGCTTCTGGAAGAAGTGGAACTTCAACGATTGGAATACCAAATGCAAATGGTGCAACATATCCTGCTGGACCACCTAGAGGTTGTACCTCTTGTCCACGAATAATGCTTGAAGCAATATCTTGTGGAATTGTTTGGTTTGTTCCGATGCTGTTAGCATATAGGAAATCTTGGATTAGGTTTGAACCTGCCAAGAAGCGAAGGTCTGAACGACGTTGCTTGTACTTACGTGGAAGAGCCTTAAGGGCGCTGTTAAATACAGCACGGCTTACTGCAGCTCCACCAGCATCAACAACATGTCCATATGTCTTTGCTTTCTTTACTACACCGTCAAATGACTTGTACAAAGCATCTGATGTTAAAGCTGTATTTCCGTTAAGAACTACATCCTCAATATCATTTCCTGCTTGTGTTGCCATCATACGTGCGATGTGGTCTTCTAGATCTGGACCCTCAATATTGTCTTCTAGAGACTCTGTTGATAGTTCCCAATCTAGGCGTAACTTCTTTGTTGTCAAAGAAATCTTTGAGAATGATACTGCAGCGTTTGCTGAAGTGTCATCTGCTTCTGTCGCAAGTTTCATAAGCTTCTCGCCTACGGACATACGATCAATTTCAGTTGTATCAGATCTCATTCTAACTGTACGTGCGACTTTACCAATTACGGTTGCATCGAACATGTAGTCTAGAAAACGAGCTGATTGTTCTGGGTTAAGTAATCCACCCTCACCCTCGGAACCGATGTGTACGCCTGTGGTTGCTACTGCATTCCCAGTCATATTAGCGGTTACGCTAGTGTTAGCGGCTACTGACTTTTCTAATGTTTCATTGCTCATTATTTTTTACCTACCTTTTTTTTAATTGAAAATTTCCTGTACGGAACCGAGGAAAGAACCGTTCCATTTAGATTTTTTAATTGTTACTTCCTGAGACCCGCCAAGGTCTGAGGACTTCTTAATTGCAGTCTCATTTTCTACTGCATCGACACGCTTTTCTACACCATTAATGGTGTTGCGTATTTCTGTTACAGCATTGGTTAATGCTGTGTGTTGTTCTGCCAATTCTGAAATTCGGCTGTCAACGCTCTTGCTGAATGTTTCTACTGTTTCTTTGATTGTTGAAACCTGCACTGCGTTTGCCTCAGAAGCCTTGTTTAAAGTTTCTGAGAAAAAGCCTTTTAGGTCACCTAGCATCTTTGCAAAATCAGGTTCATCAACCTCAACTTCTGATACGTCGGCTGCCTTTTCCAGAGTTTCGGCAGAAGCGTCTGCATCTGTATTCTCTACAGGTGCGTTCTCAACTGCTGCATCTTCTGCAACTGCTGGAGTTTCTACGGCTGCTTCTGGTGCTGCTGCTTCTGCAACAACATCTTCAGCAACTACGTTTTCTGTGTTTTCTGACACTTCATTACCTCCTTCTGCGTTTGCCTGTTTTGCAATTGTTTGTATTGCAGGCAACGGTAATCTTGTCTTCTTAAATGAAGCAAGAATTCTATCTATCTCTTTTGACTTGTTAACATCTGAGCTTTCAACCCAACCAATTAGTTCCGCTGGCTTACCAGTTACTGGTGAATCGTAAGTCTTCTCTGTTGAGATGAAAACAGAGTCGCTTTCCTCGCAATAAAAAATGTTTTCTGTTACAACCTCTGCGGCCATACCTTTAAATATTAATTGTCCATTTACCTTCTGAATAGAAAGGATGTTGCACAATTCATTTGCTGGAGAATCTACAATTGATAACTCCATAAGATCATAATCTTTAATAAATCTAACTGTCTGTCCTGTTGCCTTATTTACTTCATTATCGGACTCTTTAATTTTTCCGCCAATTGAAAATCCTTGAAGTGTGCCGTCTAGAACTTTTTCCCAAGTATCTTGTGCACCTTTTGAGATATATGCATCTACATATACTCCGTTAAAAAACTCTTTTGATTTTGGATCATAGTATGTTTCTGGTTTAAATGAAACAACTTTGCCAACCGCCATTGGTTGATGCATCTCACGAAGATTGCCTCTAAAGTTTTCAAATGCTTTTAGACTTGCATCTGATGTTACTACATCGCCAGTCTGATCTAAATTATCTAGTGTTGCAAATCCTGATACTGTTCTCTTTTCACGATTAACTTTTGTGAATGGAACAGACAAAACAATGTTGTCTCCATTAGACGACCAATTGGATTTTTCAATATTCATATGCTTAATTTTATCTTTGTATATGTAAAAAGGCAAATAACTAGTTGCCTAATAATTAAGCGGTTACTCTGCCCTCGCCTTTTGGATTTCTAGCCTCCCCAGAAATATCTGGAGAATTTGAATCCCGCTCCTGGGTTCGTTGACGAGAATTCATGGCTTGTGCAGTTTGCTCGGCAGCCTGTTGTGGTTTTAATTGAACTATTGTATCTCCACCATCAATAGGGACCATGCCTTTTCTAATTCTTACCTCATTAGGGGTAATTACCTGCATTCTTAAATATCTCTCATCAATCTTAGATTGAGTATCCTCATCGGTTAGAGTTAGCTCATTAAACTTAATTAATAATACGTCAGTCTTTTCCTCAATAATTTTATTTAATTTCTTTTCTAAAATATCTTGGGCTGGACGGCATACCTGCTCTTTAAACATTTTATCTGAATCTCTGGCTGAAGCTAAATTAACTCCTTCAGGTAAACCTATCTTACTAATAGGTACTCTATGGGCCAAAAGAATTTCATCTCTGTTTGCTTTTCTATATACGTTAAATGAGGATTCCTGAGAATTTGCCTCAATTGGCTCCATCTTAAATTCAACTTTAGAGTCTGCGCTATCTGCTGGAAGTGGAACATATAGAGATCTATGGTTCTTTCCTCTTAGACCCACCTGAAAAAATTCTAATAATTTACGCTCAGACTCAGGTGAAAGCTTTGCACCCTTAACTGTAATAATATATCTTGGTACCGCCTTGTTTTCAAAATAATCTAAATTGTATTTACCAGCAAATTCATTTCCAGCCATTGCATTCTGAGCCGCAATAATATCTGCAATGCCGTAATAGTTATTCATTGGAGTATATTTCTTTAAATGAACAATTTCGTTTGGCCTATCTGATCCATCTGAAATTGGATTAGGTGTTTCTTGATCTCCAAAGTTACGGAAGAATACTGCCTTGCCATAAAGCAATTGAATAAATCCATCACGCAAGCGACGTACACGCATTGTCTTTGAAGGGATATGTCCGATATACCCTATATTGCCTGCAGTTGTTCTGCCAATTTCAATATAGCCATTTCCTGTTGCTTCAAGATCTACGTATGCTTTAATTAAAGTTTCTGTAAATGTTTCTTCCTCATTTGTTTCTTCTAGCCAAGATTCTAGATCTTGACGAAGCTTATTTAATTTACGACGTGCTCTATCTAATTGCCTCTCATCTGTAATATTATCTAATGCCTCATTTGCCTTACGTGTTTCTACAAATGAAAATCCTAGTCCGACAATATTTGCAACTTTAGCATTAATTGCTGCATAGTTATACGGAGAGAATTCATAAATCCTGGAAAGATATTCTAGGTTATATGGTGGCTCGATAAGATCGAACATGGCATAGCCTGTTACGGCTTGTGCCATTAAATTTTGTTGTGTAGCAGTTCCTTCTTGGCCTACAAATCTTTTTTGTAAATCTCTTGATACTTTACGACGAAATGCTGGGCTTAAACCATTTACTTTCTTTAAATCTTCGCCTTCAATTTTAAATGGATCGTTTACAACAACTGGTTTATTATTAAACTTAATCCAATCAGATTGATCAGATATGCTGATTTGGTTTGACAGTTCTTCCGTGTCTTCAATAAATTCCATTTACTTAGCCCCTTTTGCTGCTTTCATTTGATCTTTATATTCGCCTATATCTAGAGGATCTGGTGTCAGACCCCACTTCAATCTTTGTTGCTGATACTGATATTCTTCGTCATCAATTTTTCTACGTCCAGATAAAAACTTTGGTTCGCCTCTATTAATTCCATAATGTGCGACGGCTTTTCTTAATTGCTCAATTCTTTCTCTATTTCCCTTTTTAGAAGTGACAGATAAGTAGTTGCCTTCGTCGTCTCCCACCCATTTACCATCAATTTCCCACACATAAATGCCTAGGGTAGTTTCTTCTATAACGCTTTGCTTTACTCTTTTAATATCCATCAGGTATTCATTTTACCATTCTTTTAAGTTAAAGTCCAGATTTTGTCAAGCTTTGTGACAAATTATACGTTTTGAATTACCAACCATTCATTATTATAAGCCTGAACTGAATTTTCTGTCAAGGTAATTGTGGAATCATCTGCTGTTACAGAGGCTTTGCTTATATAAAGGTCATAATGATTTAATATTTCACCGCCAGTAAACTGAGTTTCGTATAGTCCTAAATTCTGAATTAATGACTTTACCGTTCCAATTAAGGAGTAACTGAACCTTATAGCCCCTGAAATAGCGTTGGTATAGGTTATGACCACATGATGAAGATCATCGGCTGTAAAGACGTCTGAGACGGCTGTAGCAGATGTTTTATTGACCCCATTGACGTATATTGAATTTACATTAGTTTTGCTAATTGCCCCAGCATTATTCCAAGAATAATTTGAAGCGGCGTACCCATTGGTAGCAGTTGAATTTACCAATCCGCTATTTGTCAGGTCATCTGGGGTATAGAAAAATTCTATAGTCTTGACTGGAATATTAGCATTAATATAAAATCCAGCGTCAGCTGTTACCCTTATTCCATTCCTAAAGTCTCTAGATAGGATAGGATATTTATTTGGCCCTAAACTAATTGCTGGATTGCTAATTCCAGACAGCCCATCAAATGTCGACATATAGCTTCCAGCATTTTGAGCATATACTATCTGATCATTATAAAAAGAAAGAGTTAAATTATAAAGCTTAGGTAGATACTTACTGTTATCTGTTGTAGACATAGTTATTTTTATATATACAAGACCTGATGAATTAAAGCTTCCTAATTTATATTGAGGTATAGATTCTCCATTTATGCATTGGACCCAAGTAGAATTATCTACACTTGTTTCCACTATTATTCCATTGTCACCCTCCCATTCAATTTTAGAAGAGTCCATGGTTATACCCAATGGGATAGATACTAGATCTGTTAAATACACTGTCTTAGATACTGCAGAATCTGAATATGCGATGGCTATAGAATTTTCTAATCCATCATAATATAAATCACTTGTTAAAAAATAATCCCAAGATTTATTAGATGGGTAGCTATATCTAAATTTTCTATTTATGCCATTGTCGTAAAATTCAAATATTTGTCCGCCATCTGGATAAGCAATTTGAATAGGGTTTAAAAATCCGTTATCATTGTAATGATTTAGTATTTGAGATGAACTAAGGGCATACCTATATACTGCTGGGTCATCTACAATAAAAGAATCTGAAGCATTTCCTGTAGTTCCAATTTGTAGGTTTAAAGATGTATTTGTAAATTCAAAATTTGATAAAGATTTGCTGGCAGCCAATTGACCATCTACATATATAGACATACCCGTAACTGAGTATACTGCTACTACATGTAATGACTTTCTAAAGTTTGGAACTGTATAGTTTAAAACTTCCGCATTTAATTTAAATATTAAATTTCCACGTTGCCAAAATAGACCTACGTTATTTGTAGGGTCTGCGAATATAGTTGCTATATTAGTTGTAGATATTCTAGTATATATCCATGCTTCTATTGTAAAATCATTATCTGATGTATATTTATTTCCAAACCCGCCTGATGCTGTAGAACCATAATAATCAAAAGTAGTGGGAACTAGCATGTAGTTTGTATTTGTTATTTTTGCTGCATGACTTCCGCCAGATGTTAATGGTAAAAATGTATCTGTTAGATCTCCTTGATATATACCATCATTTCCACATCCAGATTTATCAAATATAGTATTGGATACTATTTCCCTGTATGTTGAAAAATCATCTTCAAATTCTTGATATGTATCATATGTGTCTAATACATCTTGATATGAGCCTATTAATGAAGTATATGTTTCAGATATTGGATAATATACAATAGGGTGGTCTTTTAATATTTTTAATTGATAAGACATTACTTATTCTTAAAAAAATAAAACATTTATTGTTGTCCTTGTGCTTGTGAAATTTTTTCTAAACCTATTTCTTCAAGTCTTTGACGTCTTTCAATATCTTCTTGAGTATATTCTCTTTCAGTAATTTCTCCAGTAGAAATATTAATTTCTGTTATATCTGTCATGTTGTACTCCCTAAAACTGAAAAATATGTAGCTGTACTGCCGCTGCCACCCCATGTTCCAGAACCTATTACTAAATCAAAAGTAATTGAACTTATTGGAGATGTACTATCCCAAATTCCATTTACATATCTAACCATTGGATATCCATTAGATGTAACGCTAGGCCTGCCAGTTAACATAAAATTATATGATTTTGCATTAGTAGTTGATAAATTATCAAAAATTTCAAGTTGACAACCACCACCACTAACTGGACAAAGATAAAAACCTGGATCTGATGATAATGGAGCGCTGAACGAGCCCCCAACGTATCCTTGAAAATAAGTACCAGAAGAACCTGTGCCACCATAATATGTAGAATCTGGACGATATCCTATCCATTCTAATTGAGAATAACCAAATTTTTCATTTGCGGCTCCTCCTCCATTAAATGACATAGTAACAAGTTGTGTAAATCCATTATCGGCTGGAGATCCTAAAGTTCCGCCAAAAGTTGAATTTCTATTCCATAATATTTTAAGTCTATTATAAGAGGAAAGACCAGAAAGTGTAACTGTAGTTCCTGTACTTACTGATTGTGCTGTAATTATAGAAACCCATCCTGTTGATGTAGAAACAGAACCACTTGGGCCTGATGGACCTGATGGGCCTGATGGTCCTGATGGGCCTGTAGCACCTTGTGGACCTGATGGGCCTGTAGCACCTGATGGGCCTGTTGATCCTGATGGACCTGAAACTCCTTGTGCGCCACTAGGACCTGTATCTCCTGTATTACCTTGTGGACCTGATGGGCCTGATGGGCCTGATGGTCCTGATGGTCCTGATGGGCCTGTAGCACCTGTTACACCTTGAGGTCCTGTTGGTCCAGTTGGTCCTTGTAATGGTCCAACATTTAACCATTGTGATCCATCCCAAACATATAAATCTGGGCCAACAACATATCCATCTCCAATAGTTCCTGTTGGGTGTGCTGTTTGTAATGCACCTAATGTAGCATAGCTACCAAGTATTGTTACTCCCGCTCCTTGTGCTCCAGTTGCTCCTGATGGACCTGACGGACCAGTTGCGCCAGTTGGCCCTGTGGGACCAGTAGCACCTGTTGCACCTGACGGACCTGATGGACCTGATGGGCCTGAAACACCTGATGGACCTGATGGACCTGATGGACCTGATGGGCCTGATGGGCCTGATGGGCCAGTTGGTCCTGGATGAGCGGTTAAATAAGCATCTACATCTTCAGCTAAATACTCTAAGTCTCTTGGAACATCTGGAGTATCTGAATATACTGGATAGCGAAAGCCTTTGGCTGTAGTCATTTTTAAATTATACCACTCTCAGGTTTATAACTATACCAGCCATCATCCCATAAGGTAAGTAATTTATTGAAGTATTTATCATATTTTTGGGCGGTTATTTCAAGGGAATAGGTGTCTACTGCCCTCCGCCATATTTGTGCTGGATTTAAATATTTTACCTTTTCTGTAGCATCACAAAACTCCTGAAATGATCTACATCTATATCCTGTTAATCCATTAATATTAGTTTCTGTAAATGCTCCCCAGTCTGTAGTTATTGTTGGGGTGCCGCAAAAATGTGCTTCTGGAACTATATTTCCAAATGGCTCTAAATAAAGAGTGGGTGCAAATAATGCTGTTGCTCCACCCATTAATTTCCTTCTTTCTTCTGGACCAACTACTCCAACATATTCTCCATATTCTGGAGGGGTTCCAGGACCAGCAAGTATCAATCTTTTATTTAATTTCTTACAAACTTCTACTGCTATATTGTATCCTTTACGATCTATTAATCTTCCCAGATATAAATAATAATCTTCTTTATCTTCTTGTAGTTTAAATTCTGTAGGATCAAAATAACCTGGAATTACCTCATCATAGAATAATCCATCTACAGTTGTTGGATCTTTATATCCAGCATAATTTGCATGCATCCAGGCATATGATTCCCATACTCTATATTTAGCAAATGTGGATCCGTATCCTATACCAAATTCTACTGACATAAATTCTGGTAAGGCATCTGCAATTGGTTTATGAGAAGTTCCACCTATAAAACAAAGGAAGTCTTTTTGTCCTGCCCGTTTTTTAATTTCATTAATTACATTATTATTAAATATTTGCCAATGTGGTAAATTAATATCAAATGAGGCAGAGGTATAATGATTATTTCCTACCGCTTCTTTTCTTTGTTCTTCAGTAATACAAGTAATCAATTCGTCACATGGAGTCTGATTTTCTTCTCCAGCATATAAATATACAGTATGACCTATAGACTTCATCATTTTACAAAAACCAATTATTTTAGATGTAAATGCACAGCTAGAATATTGATCTGTTGTTTGAGTATGCGGTAAACTTACCACATGAAATATCATTTAATTCCTAACTGTTATAGTGTGTATCTAATTATAAAAATTCCTGAACCGCCATTACCAGTTTCTCCATTATCTGGGCCATTTCCTCCACTACCGCCACCAGTATTAGCAGTACCTGCGGTAGTTCTTGTAGAGTCTATTCCACCAGAAGTTCCTCCACCTAAACCACCAGAACCAGCAGAACCAGGACTAAATGGGCCTCCGCCGCCGCCACCTGCATAAAAATAATTTCCTCCAGATAATTGTCCAGTGCTAGTAACTTGTCCCATATTATTAATAATTGCATTTGTTGTTCCTGAAATTCCATTTCCACCATTTCCAGCTGTACTACCAGATGCTGCCGATCCAGCGGCCCCCGCTCCGCCGCCTCCGCCGCCACCCCAAGGACCAGAACCAGCACCAGTGCCAAAACCTCCGTTATTACCATATCCAGTTGCCCCACCAGTACTGCTTTGTGTTGTAGTACCACGGGAAGAACTTACGTGACCACCACCTCCTGAACCTCCATTTATTGTTCCGCCATTACCTCCGCCTGCGCCACCTCCATTAGAAGTAATTGTGCTAAATGTAGAATTTGTTCCAACAGTGGGGGCACCACTATTTGTTCCTGTGCCTCCCGCTCCAATACTTACTGTATAAGTTCCTGTTGAAACAGATCTTGAAGATTGAAAAGAGACTCCTCCGCCTCCTCCGCCGCCGCCATGTCTACGTCCACCTGCTCCTCCTCCTGCAACAAGTAGTACGTCTGCAGTTAATGATCTATCTACAACAAGATTTCCAGTAGATGTAAATACTCTATAAAAATATCCTCCAGATGTATAAAGGGTTCCTCCAGAAGCTGGATCGCCATTTGGTGTCACAGAACTAGTTGCGGAACTTGCCGCCGATGTCCCATTAGCGTTAGTTGCTGTAATCGTAAATGTATATGCGGTTCCATTAGTTAATCCAGTAAATGTATAAGGAGATGATGAGGCGGACTGTGTTGTAGTAGTACTTGCTGGACTTGAAGTAATGGAATAACCAGTAATAGTTGAACCACCTGTAGCATTTGCAGAAAACGCAATAGATACCTGTGCATTATCTGCAGTTACTGAATTAATTGTGGGTGCCTGTGGCACAGTTGTTGCAGTAACTCCTGATGAGGCAGATGATGCAGATGATGTTCCAAAATTATTAGTTGCGGTTACTGTGTATGTATAAGACGTAGAAGATTGTAGACCAGTTACTATTAATGGACTAGATGAACCAGTTGAAGTATATGAACCAGGAGATGATGTCACTGTATATGATAGTGGAAGTCCGCCATCTGTTCCCGCACTAAATGCTACAGAGGCTCTACCGTTATTAAATGTCCGTCCAGATCCACTATTTGTTGCTACCACTGATGTAGGAATTCCTGGATTAATTGGTGTGGCTGCAAACCAGCCTTGTGCAGTATACATTTCTAAGTATCCTAAATCGCCATTATAAAATACGTCGCCAACTGATGGAGATGATGGTCTATCTGCGGCTGCTCCTTTTGGAATACCACCTAAACTTGAAAAATTAATTGCCATTATCTAACCACCCATCCGTAAGTAGATCCTGTATAAATTAATGATAATGCCGCTCCATTTACATCAACAGTCAGGTCTTGTACGCTACCATTAATTTTACCACTATTTGAATTAACGGTAATATTATTAGTTGCTGCCGTTCCATTTGCATCAAATAACTGAATTTCATCCCCAAGGGTAGGCAAGGCTGGGAGAGTAAGGGTTATTGCAGCTGAAGTATTTACAAAATATTTATTATTGGCCGCTACTGATATATTAGAAGAAACGGCGGTGGATGAAGGACCAGTAACTATTGTAGTAGATCCACCCAAAGATACTGCCGTTCCATTAATAGTTATACTTGAATTACTTAAAGATGAATTTCCAATATTAGATAAAGTATTATTAGCACCAGAAATTGTTTTATTGGTTAATGTTTCTGATCCTGCTAAGGTTGAAAAATCGTTGCCAGATAATGCTGAATTAAATTCGGATATATTACCAGTAATAGTATTATTAGCAAGGTTAATGGTTTTATTGGTTAATGTTTGAGTTCCATCTGTTGTAAGGGCATTAGGTAATGCTGTGCCGACTTCTTGCCAGGCACTTCCATCCCATACTCTAATTATTTTAGCCATTAGAAAGTTATGCTTCCTGATGAATTAAATTTATAAATATAAGGTCCGCTTCCACTTGTTACTGGTGAACCCGTTGTTGACGTAGCGGCTAAATTTGAACTAATAATAACTACTCCAGAACCACCAAATGCACCATTGCCACCACTATCAGTTGTTCTTCCACCTCCGCCACCGCCTTTGTTTGTTTCACCATTAGTTGGAGTAGTTGGTGATTGCCCATCACCTCTTCCACCATTTCCTCCACCACCAAGACCTCCTGTAATACTAAGAGCTGGGTTTCTTACGCCTCCTGTACCACCTCCAGCATAATAAATTGAACTTCCAGTTATTGAGTTTGCTTTTCCATCGCCACCTTTAGATTGACCATTAGTATTACCAGCCTGTCCAGCACCTCCTCCACCACCAGTAGATGAATCATTAGTAGAGTGGGTTCCACCATTATTACCAAAACCTAGTCCACCGTAACTTGCTTGTGTTGCAGAGCCTGGAGAACCAACACCACTATTTTCTCCAGCACCTCCACCAGAACCGCCACTTTTACCATCTCTATTTTCATTCCAAGAACCACCACCTCCACCACCAGTGGCTGTGTAAATTGCACCAAAAGAAGAATTTGTGCCATTTCCGCCTCTTTGTCCATTTGATTGAGTGCCGCCAGCACCAACAGTTATTGAATAAGTTGTAGAATTACTTAGAACGTAACTAGGCGAATACACATATCCACCTGCTCCACCACCACCGCCATAGATATATCCACCACCGCCGCCTCCGCCTGCAACTACAAGTAAATCAACTACAGGAGAACTAACAGGCGTTACTGAACTACTTGCAGAACTTGCCGCCGATGTTCCATTAGCATTTGTTGCAGTTGCGGTAAAGGTATAAGACGTATTATTTGTTAATCCTGTAAAAGTATAAGGTGAAGATGAAGCTGTCTGTGTCGTAGTTGTGCTTGCTGGAGATGAAGTAATTGAATATCCTGTAATTGAGGATCCTCCTGTTGCATTTGCAGAAAACGCAACCGATACCTGTGCATCTCCTCCTGTTACTGATGTAATACTTGGAGCCTGTGGCACAGTGGTTGCTGTAACTGCGCTAGACGCAGAACTTGCAGAACTTGATCCATAATTATTTGATGCAACAACAGTATATGTATACTGTGTTGATGATTGTAAACCTGTAATTAAAATTGGAGATGATGAGCCAGTTGCAGTATATGATCCTGGTGATGAGGTTACGGTATAAGTTCTACCAAGAACTGTTCCTGGAGTAAAGGCTACTGATGCTCTACCATTATTATAAGCCCGCCCACTTGGTGAATCTGTTGCAGTAACGCTAGTTACTGTTGATGCAATTCCGCCTACCTGTTCCCATCCATATGTTGCACCTGAGTATACCTCTACAAAACCTGTTTCTGTATTAGAATATAAATCTCCTGTTGTTGGAGATGCAGGGCGGGAAGCAGTATTTCCTCTTTGATATCCTGGTGGTAAAGCATTAATAGCAGTTGTTATAGCTGCAGCCGTCTCAATATCAGTAGATAAAGCATTTGATGCTGTTAATATATTTGCTATATCTCTAATTCTGGACACATTTTCACCTCAATTCTATTATATATCATTATACTGCTATTTTCCTTATTCCCCAAAATTAAGTAAAGATTCAATTTCTTCTTCAGTAAATCCCGCCGAAATTAACCGATTTCTTACTGAAACAACTTGCTCCTCTGAAGCCTGATAAACAGGCTCAGCAATAGTTTCAAACTCTGTGCGATTGGTTTCTACATACTCACCTTGACCGCAAACATTACACTTAGTAACCACTTGAGCATCAGTATTGTTGCGAGTTTCAATATAGTAATGAGAGCAACACTTTGAACTGTATTCGTATTTAATAGCCATTAGAACTCCTTAGTAGTAAAGATAAACAACGCCGTTACCGCCTGAACCAGCAGTACCTAGTGTTGAGGCTGCGCCTCCACCACCACCACCTGCTCCACCATTACCGCCATTGTTAGCAGAAGCATTTGCGCCAGCGCCTGTATAACCAGCACCGCCTCCGCCTCCGCCAAAACCTGTTCCTGTTCCTGTTGTACCTGTACCGCCTGCGTAGAAATCACCAGTTCCGCCAGCACCGCCTGTGCCTACACCAGATGTTCCTGCTGCTCCGCCACCGCCAGTAATAAGACCACGACCGCTAGCAAATGCGGTTCTATCTCCTGTTGCAGTTGCAATCCCTGCTCCACCACCAGTTGAAACACCAACATTTGATGCTCCAGCATTGCCACCACCACTTGCATAACCAAGTGCAATCACAGCAGGTGCGCCTGTATAAGAAACAGTTGAAGTATTGCCAGTTGGGGTTGTTGCTCCACCACCTGCACCACCAACAGTTGAGTTCAATCCACCTGAACCACCACCAGCCATTACCATTCCATAGATTGATGAGCCACCGTTTTGTCCAGCGTTAGAAGTTGCAACACCAGTACCACCTACACCAACAGTTACTGAAGTTGAAATATAAGTCCAACCAGCAGAGTAACCGCCTGCGCCACCGCCACCGCCACCGCCTGTGGTCTGTGTGCTTCCTGCACCACCACCACCAATTACGATTGCATAAACTCTATTAATACCAGTTGGGATTGTTACGGATGAAGTTCCTGTTGCAGAGATAGTTTGTTGCAACTTGAGTCCATAAGGGGAATCGGTAAATGATGAATTGCTATAAATTGATGCACTCATAATAGTTCCATTCTAATAGAAAAGGTAAAGTATTCCTGCGCCGCCTGTGCCACCTGTACCTCCTGATGGCGCTCCACCGCCACCACCACCACCAAGACCACCAGCACCGCCAACAGTTCCTGATGCAAAAGCAGAACCATTGCCTGCAACACCACCACCACCACCACCAGCACCATTACCTGAACCAGTTCCTGATTGACCACCACCACCAGTAGTTATTGCACCAGTTAAAATATTTATTCCATTACCACCAGTACCACCATTACGAGTACCAGTATTTCCCCCCGCAGGTGCACCACCACCACCTACCAAACCTGAGCCACCATTACCTGCTGTATTTGTCTGTGCACCTGATGCCGTAGTACCACCACCACCGCCACCTGAAATTCCATTTCCACCATTACCGCCAATTACACCAGCAGACGAGGTAGAAAAACCACCGCCTCCACCACTACCATTTCCACCATTTAAAGTATTTGATGTGCTAGCAGCACCACCAGGTATTCCCCAATAATTAGTACTGCCAGTATTACTAGGACCACCACCACTACCCAATATTCCAGCGCCACCAGTTCCAGTAGTACCACCGCCAGTAATAATGTTGCCATAGCGGGTATAGCCGCCTGACGTGCCAGCAGCACCACCTGCTCCAACTATGCAAGTTGGATTTGCTAATGTCCAACCCCAAGCAACACCTCCTGCACCACCACCACCTGCACCATTGCTTGCACCACCACCGCCACCACCAACTGCTATGGCATAAACAAAAGTTATTCCAGCAGGAATTGTTACTGATGTTGTTCCAGCGTTAATTGTTTGTTGTAAGCGCAAGCCGTAAGGCAAAACAAAGTGAGTGTTAGTAAAAGGGGTGTATGAAACACCTTGCATACCTGTTCTGACTTCGTTGCCTGCTTGACCTCTGCGGTTTGGATTAGCCATTAGGAAATTCTGTTTATGTAACCTGAAATTGTAATAACTGATGCAGTTGCGGCAAAGGCATAAACTGTATTTGCTGCTGCGCCTGTACCAGTTAGAGGTAATCCTGCGACTATTAGAACATCACCTGATTGTGGAGAAAGAGTAATTGGTTTAGCGTGTTGTACTGATCCTGTACCGCCAAATTGGACGGTAAGTAATACTGGAGAGGTAGAAGTATTATTAGCGTATAACCAAACCTCATCAATGATGGTATCTGAAGTTCCTGTGGCGTGGATAGTTGTACCAGTAGAAGCTGTTTGAACTACCGTGATTGGTTGACCCTGTGTTGATCCTGAAAGTAATACTTTGCTATATGTTGCCATGTTTTTATTATACCATTTCCTATCCGAATATTTGACCAGAAAGAACAAACTGATCACTAATTGCAAAAGAATTTAAATTTGTTACTGTTACTACTTCAATTATATCATTTAATGCAGCAGCTGCATTTAATGTAACTGTATTTGAATTTGATGTTGTATAATCTATAGTTGGTAAAATAAGCAGACCATTAAAATATACCTGCTCATATCCTTCTATAAATTCAACAGATGTTGTAAATATTGTTTGTCCACCAGTTGCTGTAAATGCCTGACGTCTAATAATATTTGGATCAAATGAGGATCCTACTGAATCTGATTCAATCCATATATCGCCAATGTCGGGGGAAGAAGGAGCATCTGCTTGATAACTAGATCCTTGAATTAATGATGATAAAGTAGTTGGAGAATATGTGGTTCCAGCTGAAGAATATAATACTTGACCAGCTGATGGAGAGGTTGTTGTTCCTGTTCCGCCATATTGTGTTGCAATATATGGGGTTGAATCTACGACATTTGATGAGTCTGCAACTAGGGGACCAGCATTGCCCGCAAGCCCGTTAAGTACGAGCTTATTTTTAACCTTAAAGTTCTTATCTGCCAACTTGGTTCACATATCCCCTAATTGTTATATATCAAATTATATCACCCTATCTATTATAGGGTTATTTTACTGGTTTAATCTTCCTGTCTAGATCGGTAATGCCTATTAGCTTTACTTTTCTATCTGATACGTACCCGCCTTTTTCATCTAATTGAGCGGTAGCAACAGATTCCTCATCTGCCAATACTTGTACTAACATTGTTACCTCATATGTATAGCATTTTGTTGTCATTTTATACTTTCTGTTATTTATTAGTGTAACTTCTGTTATACCAATTTTATTTTTCATTATATAGCATATCTAATAATTACTAAACCTGAACCACCATTGCCTGCACCAACTTGCCATGAACCGCCGCCACCACCACCTGTGTTTGCTGTACCAGCACTTGCAGGACTATTACTAGTACTTACATCTGCATCAGCGCCACCACCTTTACCACCTAATCCTTTTACCAAACCGCCTCCGCCGCCGCCGCCTGCATACCAACGAGTTCCAGAAATATTCTGTCCTGTGCTTGTTGCGGCACCCCAAGAAGAATATGCAGAAGATCCATCTCCACCATTACCTCCAGCATTACTACTATTATTACCAGTTCCACTAGTACCAGGCTGTGTGGCACCACCGCCACCTGAAGCAGCCCATCCACTACCTGGGCCACCATTATTTCCTTCTGATGGAGTATAACCTCCAGCATTTCCAGATCCTGCACCAGAACTTTGTCTTCCGCCTCCACCAGAACCACCTGAACCGCCAGATTCTCCTGCTTCATATGCTACTCCACCACCACCACCTGTTGCTGATATGGTAGAAAAACCACTTCCAGAAATTGATGAATCTCCACCTCTTCTAATATTTGGAGATCCAAATTGACCATATGTTGCTCCACCTCCACCAATTGTTGCTGTGTAAGATACCCCACTACTCATAGATCGTGAAGTTAAAACTCTAAATCCTCCAGCACCTCCTCCAGCAGTACCTCCTCCGCCACCTGCTGCAATTACCATAATATCTCCAGTTAAAGATTGGGTTGGTGTAAATGTTGCAGTACTTGTAAACGTATGGTAAAAATTAGATCCATCATTTGTAATGGTTCCACCTGTTGCTTTAGGTTGTAAATTTGGCGTCACAGAACTACTTGCGCTAGAAGCCGCCGATGTTCCATTAGCGTTAGTTGCTGTAATCGTAAATGTATATGCGGTTCCATTAGTTAATCCAGTAAATGTATAAGGAGATGATGAGGCGGACTGTGTTGTAGTCGTGCTTGCTGGGCTTGAAGTAATTGAATATCCTGTAATTGAGGATCCTCCTGTACCATTTGCAGAAAACGCAACCGATACCTGTAAATTTCCTCCAGTTACAGATGTAATACTTGGAGCCTGTGGCACAGTTGTTGCAGTTACGCCAGATGAGGCGGATGAAGCGGCAGATGTACCATATGGGCTAGTTGATGCAACTGTATAAGTATACTGTGTGTTTGATGCAAGATTAGTTACTGTGATTGGAGATGAAGAACCTGTAAATGTAGAAGGAGATGTTGAAGGAGATGGGGTAACTATGAAAGATGATGTTATTCCACCAGTAGTTCCCGCCGAAAATGCTACTGAGGCAGAGCCATTATTAAATGCTCGACCTGATCCGCTATTTGTTGCAACAACTGATGTTGGTGCTGAGGGAGGGGCTGCAATAGCGAACCATCCTGTTGAAACATATTGTTCAAAAACATTAGTATCTGTATTATAGTATAAATCTCCAACTGAGGGAGATGCTGGTCTTGATTCCGTTCCTCCTCTTTGATATGCAACATTTGCTACCCATGAAACATTTGTTCCATCTGATTGTAAAAACTTATTAGCTGCTGAAGTTTGGACGGGAAGCAAAGCATTTAAAGCATTACCAGCAGAGGTTTGTCCTGTTCCACCCTCAGTTAAAGCAAGAGGTTCTGGAATAGTAATGCTATTTTTAACTTTAAAATTTTTATTAGCCATTAGCATACTCCTTCCAAGTTAGTGTTGGTTCATCCCAATACCAAAATCCTTCAGTAGGTCTAGGTGTTGGGGGCTGCCAATCAAAGTTTTCATCTAAAGACCAAGATGGAAATGGTTGTGGTGCAATAAATACATCTGCAATTGGATCATAAGAATAGCCAATACCTGCGTATTGTTTGCGAATTTTATGATTGTAACTAGTGCGTTTAATTGTGTGACCTGTGGCTTGACTGTAAAATTCTTCCCAAGCCTCAGATGAACCACCAACTTGTGTGCCATCTAAATCTGTTTGAATAATGTTTTCATCAACACCAACAGTTACATTTACAACAATGTTATTTTCATCTAACCAAGCGTAGTGTGCCATTATGACCAACTCACATTCCCAGAGGTTGCTGAGGTAATTTTTGCCCGTTTATATCCACCACTTGCTGCACTCTCAGTTCCTGTTACACCTGCACCAAAAGTAATTGTGCGATTATCTGGGTATCTTAAAATTATAGCACCTGAACCACCTGAGCCACCGCTTCTACTTCCATTTGTTCCAGCAGCGCCAGCGCCAGCGCCAGTATTTGCAGTTCCTGAAACTCCATTTTGATCATTAGTGCTAGAGCCACCACCACCCAAACCGCCTGAAACAGTACCTGAGTTTGTACCACCTGCACCACCACCCCCAACATAATAATTACCGCCTGATAATTGACCTAAAGTCACATCATTTGTCAAAGCAGTCCAAATACCATTACCGCCTGCGCCACTGGTATTAGAGGCATTTACGGAGCCGCCAGCCGCTCCTGCGCCACCACCACCACCACCCGTGTAATAAGGGTTACCAGTATTGGCACTACTTCCACCGTCATATCCTTGCCCTGTTGTTCCAGCACCGCCAGCACCATCTCCATAACCAGCACCGCTACCAGCACCGCCAGCATTTCCTACTCCACCGTGTTTTCCAGCACCGCCACCTGTTGAAGTTATAGTTGAAAAAACTGAGTTTCCACCAGCACCGCCATTTGCGCCGTCGAATGTGCCAGCAGTCCCACCACCACCAACAGTTACTGTGTAGATATTTCCTAAGACTAAGGTTAATGCAGATTCTAATGAGCCCCCACGACCAGTAGATGTAACTGTTGAACGAACACCACCAGCACCACCACCACCTCCACCACCGCCTGGCCCCCCGCCGCCGCCAGCAATAACAAGATACTCAACAGTTATTGTAGGATTTGGAGTTACTGAACTACTTGCGCTAGAAGCCGTTGATGTTCCATTGGCATTAGTTGCAACTGCGGTAAATGTATAAGAGGTACCATTAGTTAATCCTGTAACAGTAATTGGGCTCGATGAGCCTGATGCTGTAATATTTCCTGGACTTGATGTTACTGTATAACTTGTAATTGTAGATCCGCCAGTTGCGCCTTCTGTAAACGCAACCGACACCTGTGCATTTCCTTCAAATACAGATGTAATAGTAGGTGCCTGTGGCACAGTTGTTGCAGTTACGCCAGATGAGGCGGATGAAGCAGATGATGTGCCGTAATTATTAGTTGCAATTACTGTATATGTATATTGAGTACTTGATTGTAATCCTGTTACTACAAGTGGGGAAGATGATCCTGTTGCTGTATAAGAGCCAGGACTAGAGGTTACTGTATAGGTTCTTCCTAAAACTGTTCCCGCCGAAAATGCTACTGAGGCAGATCCATTATTAAACGCTCTACCTGATCCACTATTTGTTGCTACTACTGATGTTGGTGTTGATGCAATTCCGCCAACTTGTTCCCACCCATATGTTGCACCAGTATAAATTTCTGCAAAACCAGTTTCTGTATTTATATATACATCACCAGTTGTTGGTGTTGCTGGTCTTCCTGCAGTATTCCCACGAGTTGTGTGGCCATTAGCTGCAGTGTTATGGCTAGAGATAGCAGCAGCCGTCTCCGTGTCAGTCGCCAAAGATGTGGCGGTAGACAGGACGTTAGCGACGTCTCTAGCCCTTGTCAATTTATTTTACTCCTGTGGTAGTTCTATTTCTTGCCAGTTTAAATCTTCTTCAACCCATCTAAACATTTTGCCTTCTTCTACAGGCATTGGTGTTGGGGCATTCCAAAGACATGTATCTTCATTTAATACCCATGAGTTATAAGGTTTTGGTGGGATAAAAGCATCTAATGCAGCATCGTATGAATATCCGATTCCTGCATAATTTTTTCTTAATGGCGTTCCACCATTATTGTGTACGCCACCTGAAGTGTTGTATGAGGTTTTAATCCAGGTTCCGCCTAGACCTAAAGTTTCTGCAAGGAATTCCTGCCCATTGTCTTCATTTGCGTTATCTACTACTAATACACGAGTAACAATATTGTTCTCGTCTATTTCTGCAAAGTGTGCCATTTATTTCTCCTTTGTTAGTCGTCTTGCTTATTTATATTTTACCATTTAATAAATGATAAGTCTATTATATTGTAATGCTTCCTGATGATGTCCACTTATAAAGTCTATAGCCACCTGAAACTGTAATTGTTGGAGATCCAGTAGTTGATGATGCTGCTGAGAAAGAATCTGGATATCTCATCATGCATATTCCAGAACCTCCAAGTCCCCAATTGCTTCCTCCATTGCCAGCTGAGTCTGATCCAACTCCTCCACCGCCACCGCCTGTATTAGCGGTTCCAGCATTACCTCTTTGTCCAATATTTCCTCCAGCTCCATTTCCGCCAGAACCGCCACCATTTACTCCACCAGCGCCACCAGCAAATCCATATCCATAAGTTCCTCCTCCGCCACCTCCGCTATAATAAATACTTCCACTCCATGTATTATAAGTTGTTGTGCCTTGTCCAGTACCTGCAGTATTAGTATTTTGAGTTGTTCTGTTACCATTTCCGCCATTAGTTCCTCCAGCGCCTCCATAATATCCAGGACTTGCACTCATTCCTGCACCTCCACCAGATCCGCCATTGCCTCCAGTAGTACCAGATGCATTACTTCCAGCTTCTGCAGTATAAGCTCCTATTGAAGATCCAGTTCCAGCTCCACCAACTGTTACCGTGTAAGTCGTGCCTGGGGATAAAGTAACAGAAGACTGATAGTTTGTATATCCACCACCACCGCCGCCACCAGCTGCACTATTACCATTTGCTGCTGCTCCACGTCCTCCTCCTCCAACTATAAAAAATTCTGCATTCATTGCTAGTGGGGTTACTGAACTACTTGCTGAGCTTGCAGCCGATGTGCCGTTAGCATTAGTTGCGGTTGCAGTAAATGTATAAGCAGTTCCATTTGTCAATCCTGTAAAAGTATATGGTGAAGATGAGGCGGACTGTGTAGTGGTTGTGCTAGCTGGACTTGAAGTTATTGAATAGCCTGTAATAGATGAGCCGCCAGTTGCATTTGCCGTAAATGATATTATGGCTTGCGAATCAAATCCACTAACAGAATTAATAGTAGGCGCCTGTGGCACAGTTGTTGCTGTAACTCCAGCAGAAGCTGATGAATTTGCAGATCCATAATTATTTGTTGCTGTAACTACATATGTATATTGTGTTGAAGATTGTAAACCAGTTATTAGTACTGGTGATACTGATCCAGATGCAGTATATGAACCAGGAGTTGATGTAACTGTATAAGTTGATGCTAATCCGCCCGCCGCTGCAGGTGTAAATGCTACTGACGCTCTTCCATTGTTATAAGCCCGCCCAGATCCTGAGTTAGTTGCAGTAACGCTAGTTGGTGCTTGTGGAGCGGCAGCTACTGGTGCCCATCCCAAAGATGTATAGATTTCTACTTCGCCAGTTTCTGTATTTGAGTATATATCTCCAGTTGTTGGAGAAGCGGGACGGGAAGATGTATTTCCAGCCTTATAATGTCTATTTGTTGTATTAGAAGCATGAGTAGAAATAGCAGAAGTAACCTCTGCATCCGTAGAGACATCTGTACTTACGGAGAAAAGATTTGAGATATCTCTTGCTTTACTCATTATCCTCCTGTTAGTTTAAAAAATTTAAATAATAACAATTCCTCAAGATTATGCTGAGGGTTTACCTAGGCTCAGTCCTTCAGGGATGGGTTTGCTGTAATTCCACTCTCGAATATAAGCGCCAATGCCATCTGAATCATCTTGAAGAATAATATTTCCATTTCTAAATTCTTCTGAATTTTCTAGCTCAGGATATTCATTAATAATTAATTCATAAAGATTCATTATGCTCTAACTCCCACTCCTGAAAACCAAGTATTTATTCTTCCATTACCCGCAGTTCCTGCTGCGCCTGAATAAGCATATATCTCCAATGTATCACTTACATTTAAATACATTAAAACAGAAAGTGAAGCACTATTCCATTGAGCAGAAGATGTCCACTCATAAACCTCGTGGTAAGCAGTACCATTTTTATACAATGAAAGTATTGAGGTTCCATTTGTGTTTATTCTTGAAGAAGCAGATATTTGGTAATAACCTGCAGTACCTACAGTAAATGTATCACTAGCAAAATTGCTGCCAGTATCAAAATCTTCAGCATTAAAAGTAAGTTTTGTAAAAGTAGTAGTTCCAATTGATTGGTTTCCGCCATCTTTGTAAACAGAAAATGCTGGTAATGAGCCACCACTAGGCGCAGCCCAAGTTGGCACACCACCAGATACTGTAAGAATATTTCCTGTGCTACCAATTCCGAGTCTAGCAGGAGTATTTGCTCCTGATGCATAAATAATGTCACCAGTAGTAGTTGTTAATGTTTTTGGAATTGCACCATTTGCTAAATCATATGCAGATTTAACTGCTGTTGGTGTTGCTGCTAAAACTGATGATGTTGTAGATGTTGAATCAGATAATTGAACAGCACCAGATTGAGATGTAGATGCTGATTGTATTCCTATTGTTAATGCTCCAGTCGATCCTCCGCCTGTTAATGGGCTTGAAGCTGTTACTGATTCAATATCTCCAGGAAGTGAAACTGATCCACCTAATGAAACGGCAGAGCCGTTAATTGTAATACTTGAATTTTGTAATTGAGCATTTGTAACTGTACCAGTTAATGATGCGGCTGGAACTGAGGCTACTGAAAAATTATTATAACAATTTATTTGAACAAAGTCATCCACTGTTAATGCTGTTAAATTTGTAATAGATGTGCCATTTGTAGCTGTATAATCTGCACCTCTTACTAGAAGGATACCGTTTAAATATACCTGTTCCTGCCCAGGCGTGTATGAAAGCGCCTGTGAAGCGTTATCATATCCTGATAGTGAGGTTTCTCCTCCTGCGGCTGTCTTACGCCATATAAGGCTTGTTAGGACACCATTAGGACTTGGGTATGATTCTATACTCATGCTATTTCAACTCCGCTCAAATGAAGCTTTACGTCTGTAGAAGTGGCAAATCCTGCAATAATTTTAGTTGTTGCCAAAACTGTTTTAAATTGAAAGTTAATTACTGCATTTGCAGATACTGGAACGGCTGGAACCAAGTTAACTCCATCGACTGTAATTGTAACATATTGTTGATCTGAAGATGTGTTAGATACCACTATATCTGTTAATACTGATGATGTTGAGGATGGAACTGTATAAAGGGTAGCAGAGCTTGTTGCTGCCGATCCTCTATAAAATAATGTAGGTGTGGCTGCCATTTTAGTACACTCCCATTAAAGCATAAGTTTCTGCATTGCCGCCGCCTAAAGTAATTGTAGTTGTATCTGTTCCAGAATTATCTGCAAATGTTGCTCCTACGATATTAAGAACTCCTCTTGGATTAACTGAAGTTCCAGAATTTTTAATTGTTTGGTTGTATACCTTAGACCATTGGCTAGATACACCATTCGTTTGTAAGTAATAGTTTTCGCTACTGGTTTGAAGTGGCAATAAAGCATTTAAAGCATTTGCTGCTGTGGTCTGTCCAGTTCCGCCATTCTCAATTCCTATTGTTGTAGAGGATGAAATTTGTCCAGAAGAGTTAGTTGTAACAATTCCAGCTGTTGTTAAACCTGGTACTTGTAAGCCATTTTTTACCTTAAAATCTTTGTTCGACATTTACTCCTCCTTACAACTTAACTTTACTAAATTTTACCGTTACATTCGTAGATGTTGCATCTGTTACTGTTAATTGCAATACTCCATTTGTTGAAGATACTGCTGCTGAAACAACTACTCCTGCAATTGTTCCTCCAGTTTCTGTAATTGCAAACTCTGTCATATCTACAGAGGTTCCGTCAGTCTGAACAACTACCTTAGATGTTCTGATCTTGGATCCTTGCTTTAAAGATACCATATATTCAATAGATGTAAATTCTGATAATGCTGTTGTATCTATTGTTGTTGCGGTATTAGCAGATACTGTTGAAGTTCCAGTTGTAATTGGTACTACTAAAGTTCCCCAAGAAGCTGTGGTTCCATCTGTAGTTAAATACTTTCCGCTTTCTCCTGATTGAGAAGGAAGACTTACTGGTGCTGCAGCCCATTCAATTCCATTAGTTGCAGACGAGTTGGCTGTGAGTAAATATCCATTTGTTCCCGCTGCTAATTTTACTGGAGTATTGTCTGCAGAAGCAACTAGGATATCTCCCTTTGTATCAAACAAAGATTCATCTACTTTGCCATCGAGTTGAGTTTGAATTCCAGATGTTACGCCATTTAGATATCCAATTTCAGTATCTGATACATCGGCTACTCTTGCTTGAATTGTAGATGTATCTACAGATATTGCACCAGAAGTATCGTTATAAGATAATCCTGTTCCAACTGAGTTTCCGACTGCATCTTGTGCTGCCTCTGTAAAATCTGTTACATCTGATGCTGAGTGTGAATGTCCAGTTGCGGACTTTCCATTTAATTGTGTCTGAATTGCAGATGTTACACCATCTACATAATTTAACTCTGTTGTAGAAAGTGTTGCACCGTCAAGAATATTTAATTCTGTAGCAGTTGCCAACATAGCGACATCTTCATTAATTTTTGGACTTGTTAAAGTCTTATTTGTTAATGTATCTGTAGTATCTTTTCCAACAAGGGTTGTAGTAGCATCTGGTAGACTTACTGTTCTGTCTGCTGTAGGATCTACAGTTGTTAAAACTGTTTCAAACTCATTATTGGTTGCACCTTCAAATGTAATAAAATGTGATTCTGGAAGGTATATACCGTGAATACGTGGGGTTCCGCCAGTAGCCGTAAATTCTCCTCCATTAATTGTTGGAGTTGTAAGAGTTTTATTTGTAAGTGTTTGAGCGGTAGTAAGATCTGCTGTAATTCCAGTATTAATAGAAAACTCTGAGCCATTTATTGCTAATCCATTTCCAGCAGTAAAAGTTCCAGCACCTGAAAATTGAGTAAATTCAATTGGGTCTGTACCAACTGTTCCAACAGTGTTTACCTGTACAAAACCCTTGTTATCGTTTGCTGTTCCTCCAGTTACGAATACAAAGTCTCCTCCGTCAATTTCAGCTTGAGAATCAAAATCTGTTGCTCTAGATGGCGCTCCTGATGCTGCTACTACGTAAATACCGTTTTGAGATGCAGTTGATTGATTTTTAACAAGAATTCTGTTGCCCGTTGCAAGGGTTACGCCATCAAGTACATCTCCATTTTCAACATCTGTAGCCAGGTTAATGTTTGCAGTTGTTGCTGCCATTACAGAAGCATGTATATGAAGTCCTTCTCCAAGAGCATCTACATAAGCCTTTGTTGCTGCATCTGTTGAATTTACTGGAGTTGGAACTGTTACTGTACCAGTAAATGTTGGGGAAGCAATTGGGGCTTTTAGGTCAAGCGCTGTCTGTGTAGCAGTTGAAACTGGCTTATTAGCATCTGTTGTGTTATCAACATTTCCTAGGCCAACCATAGACTTTGTAATACCTGCAACTGTACCAGTAAATGTTGGTGAAGAAATTGGGGCCTTATCATTTAGCTGTGTCTGAATTGCGCTAGTTACGCCATTTAGATATCCAATTTCTGTATCTGAAACATCTGCTACACGAGCCTGAATTGCTGTAGTATCTACTGATATAGCACCAGTTGTGTCGTTGTACGACAATCCTGTGCCTAGAGCATTTCCTACTGCATCTTGTGCATTTTCATCTGAGTAGGTGTTTGCTCCTACAAAAGTAAACTTGTTATTATCATCATCATATGTGATAGTTATATTTGTATGAGTTCCCGCCGCAATTGCTGTTGCAATGGCATCCTGTGCTCTTTCATCTGTATAATATTTATTTGTTGATCCTTCTGACAAATTGTCTGTGGTTGAAGGAATATTTGTGGTCAAAGCTACTGTACCACCTGCATCTGGGAAAGTGATAGTTCTATCTGCAGTTGGATCTGTTACCTGGATAGTTGTTTCAAAGTCATTTGCTGTTGCGCCTTCAAATGTAATTGCTGTAGGAACGCTAATGTTTCCTGTAAATGTTGCGCCTGAAAGTGCTGCTACATTTTCTGCTAAAGCTACTGTTCCAGTAGCATTTGGCAATGTAATTGTTCTATCTTCTGTAGGATTTGTTACTGTTAAAGTTGTTTCATGTGCATCTGCTGATGAACCTTCAAATATAATACTGTCTTCTGGAATTAATAAATTACCATCAATATTTAATTTAGCTGGGCCATCGGGCTCTCCTAAATCTGCTGCTAATATATAGTCACCTAATGTATTTGATAAATCTGAAGGAACTACGTTTGCATAATTTGCAATGCTATTCCATGCAGTTGAAACTGCTGGAGATATTACTGCTGGGCCTATTTTAAATTTTCTGGTATCTATTTCAATACCGATTTCTCCTGGGAATAATACTGGGTTATTTGATGTCCAGTTTGCGGCTGTATCTCTACGAACTTGAATTCTAATTGCCATTATATGCTTGCTCCCCCATCGATTATATCATTAGTAAATGTAGATGTCGATGTTCCGCCATCCATAAATACAACATTTGCATCTTCAACATACCCACCATAAACTGCATATCTAACAAATCCTTCGCCTGCAAAGTGTTGGTGATCTAACATTTCTTTTGGACCAGCAACGTCGTACCAAATGTTGCCATTCCAAATTTTAATTGTATTTTCTGTTGAATCAAAATAAACTCTTCCTTGTGCTGGAGCTGCTGGAGATTCATTTAAAACTTCAATTGAATTTGCTGCTCCCGATCCAGATATAGCAGCCCATGTTGTACCATTATAAATCTTTAATGCACCAGCAACGGTATTATAATAAATAGAGCCTGCTGTTCCTCCACTAGGGTCTGAACTCAGAGCTGGTGGCGTAATCGGGGTTAAAAATTTTTTAGCCACGATTAACCTACTATTACGACTCTATATTGATCCGTTGTTGGAGCTACAGAAAATTTAACTGTCACGTTATTAGAATCTGTATGCTCTACATCTGCTTCTACTTGTGCATAAGGAGAGGCATTGTCATATACATGAACTGAAACATCTCTTGTGCCTAAATTATGGTTAGCTGCAAATGATGTTGCGGAGTTATTTCCAAGATTATAAGCTAATTTACGTGTTCCGTAACCATTGGCTGTATCTAGTACTAAGGCTCCAGATGAAAATGTAAGGCCTGTGCCATTATTAATTCCAAGTCCACTTGCTGTTGATTCAAGACCATCTGTAGTGTTTACTTTTACTTCTACTGCGCCACCTGTATTTATAAGTGTTGCATTTCCAGAAGATGGAGTTACATCTACGCTAAACTCAGTTCCATTTAAGGTTAATCCAGAACCTGCAGTAAATGTGCCAGTTCCAGAAAATTGTGTAAATGTTAATTCTGTTGATCCTAAAGTAATTGGGTTATCTGTTGTTAAAACCCAACCAGTATTTCCGTATAAAGTTCCTTCTTCTACGAATGTGAAGAATCCTGCAGTTACTTCTGAGCTGACATTTGCATCATCTGCTCTTACCGCTGCTCCTGAAGACTGAACAACGTAAATTCCGTTATCTGCGCCAGATGTCTGGTGCTTAACCAATACTCTATTGCCAGCTACAAGTGTTACTCCATCTATTACATCTGAAGCCTCTAAGGCTGTAGATAAATCTATGTTAGCTGTAGTAGAAACTCTAACTGATTGCTTAACATCTAATCCCTGTGATACAGAATCTACGTAAGCTTTATTTGCGGCATCTGTTGATGATGTAGGTGTTGCAAGGTTGATAACCTTATTGCTATTTGCATCTAAGCTGGCAGATAAAGATATTCCTGTACTTAATGTTTTGTTTGTAAGTGTTTGTGTTCCTGAATTTGTAGTAACGGTTGAATCAATATCAATTGATAGTGTTCCTGCTCCGTCTGTATATGTAGCATCAATTCCTGTTCCACCTAAAATAAGGTTTCCAACAATATCTTCTACCCGCTCAGCATTTACTGTAACTGCGCCAGATGTTACTGTAAAGTCTGTTGCGTTAAAGCTTGCAATACCTTTGTTTGAAGAAGTTGCATCTTCTGCAGCAATTGTAATTGTATTATTTGTTACAGTTGTATCAATTCCTTCTCCACCAGCAAATGTCACGGTGTCTGTTAAAAGGCTTACTGTGTCTGTTGTTCCAGTATCTGCGGCAATTGAAAGTGCTGTTGCAATATTTGATGTTGAAGCCGCAGTTAAACGACCTTGAGCATCTACTGTAAATGTAGGCACTGCTGTTGAAGATCCATAAGATCCAGCAGTTACTGTTGTGTTGTCTAGGTCTATTGTTGTTGTTCCAGCTGAGTCATCATATGTTGATGTTAGAGCAACTCCGCCTACGATTGCTGAACCAATTACATCTTGAATAACCTCTGTAGATCCAGAGGCTGGAATCCAGACAGAGTTATTATAAAAGTATAATGTTTTGTCTGTTGTGTTAAAATAAACTTGGCCTTCTACTGGGCTGGAAGGCGCAGCACTTAGGTTATGAATTCTAGCGTTTTGGAGCTCGTTCTTATTAAGATTAATACTTGTTACATATAGTCTTGCCATTTTCTTTTCTCCTTAAGACAGGTACGCTGTCCCTGAGAATGGTTGTGCCATTGTCAGTGTTATTTGATTACTACTATTATAGTCTATGCCAGTTTCTAATACATCACCAGCACTTGTTTTTACTGTTACGTTTGGGCTAAATCCTAAATTATGAGTTATTGGTAGTGAATACACATTGTTTACTGGTCCAGTTACTTGATTTAGTTCCCATGAATATTGAAATGCATAGTCTGAGCCCTCTTGAACTAGTTGTATTACTGTAGCTCCAGACCAAGTTGAGTCTGATAGTTTTGGTCCATAAAAGTCTGTATTTGTGGTATTGTAATAAAAATCACCAGTTACCCCTAAATTACTTGCGGGAGCCCCTGATCCGTTTAATATAGTTCTACCTGCTGGACCTTGTGGGCCAGGGCTAGAAACTACTACCTGATTAACAACTTCTGTTACTACTACTGTTTCTGTCATATTGTTACCGACCTGCTAAGAGTAAGAAATCCTTCGACTAGCTTAGTCTTAACTGAATTAGAATCGGTAAGCATCAAGTCATAAGATGACTTTGGATAAAATAATTTATTAGTTTGAGTTGGAGTCATCCTAACTGTCAACTTACCGTTAGGAGCATCTATTGTAATTCCACCAGAAGGGGAGGTTAGGGTAAAAGCTAATTTAGTTCCGCCTTTAGTATCACGGACCTGCAGTTTAGCAGAAGCCCCAGTTAAGCTAATGGGATCCCCGTCATTGTCTTTATATTCAACAATGAATGTAAAAGTGGCATTTTGATCCACTTCGAAATTTTTTTGTCCTGCCATTTGCTAGTACTCCTTGAATAGGAAAACTCCTATGCTTATTTTAGCACAGGAGTAATCCTAATCTATTTAGATTATATTATTTTTTAGTAAACCCGAAAGCTGGCTCGTTACTATTGAGTGCTTTAAGGATAACTGGTAGACATGCGGCAATACCGCCCTTGAGTAAATCTCCTGGGTCAGTATTTCCAGTCATGTAAAGAGCAATAGACGCACCTAAAAAGTGGCGACCATAGCTTGCTAACGCTGCTAGAATTTTCTCTTGCATAGTTACCTTTCCATCATTGTTAAGATCTTGTTTTGACATAAGACCTCCTAATTCTGGGCAACTTGCCCAGGAATTTTGGGTGTTACCCCAATACCTATATTATACTACTAAGCTGAAATATCTACAATCTCACAATTACCGTCTGAAGTACAGGCAAGTGTTTGAGTTCCAGATGTTCCATCTTCTGTTTCATAAAAAGATAAATCTTCCCATCTAATACTAGGTGGCATTTTTGCAACTAGTTGTGAATATTCAATTTCAGAAACTTCTTGATATGGAGCCTGTTTGTATGAGTGGTCTGAATGTGGTAAAAATGAAATTCCAGATACCTCATCAAAATGCTTATATACCCAAGATCCGACTTCCATCCATTCATCTTCTTTTACAGAAACTGTGATAGATGGCTTATGTTCACACCAAGCACGCTGATAGACCAACCAAATATTTAAATGCTCAATTGCTGTTAAGTCGTTTCTAACAATTGCGCCTTCTGGTGCTTTTACTGGAAACGAGAATACATATGTATCGTTTGGCTTCATTACATCATCTTCTACAGGAATTCCCACTTCCTTCAAAAATGTAGAAATTGGATCTCCCTTAGAACCACGAACAGTGCGAATATAATATGGAGAGTGCCATGCATGCATTCCTGAAGATACCCCAACTAATTGAGATACGGTTCCTGAAGGCTTAACACAAGTAATTGCGGCAGACTCCGATATACCTATTTTGCCTGCCTCTTCTTTATTAATATTCCTTGCATGCTCACGCAAATCTACAAGAGTTTTTTCTAGCTTATCTAATCCACTTTTTCCAGAAAAGAATTTATTGCCAAACTGACCTGTTAAAGACACCCCAAGCAAACGTTCCTCTTCGGTATTATCTTTCCAAATTTTACGAAGATACTTAAAATCGGTTAATGTTGATTGCCAGGTTCCAAGAATCGTAGCAAGCCTTACTTTATTCTGGACATCTTCAGCTGTATCCTTTTCACGTAATACGACTTCTGAAAGATTACAAAACTGATAAGGACGTAAAATAATTTCCGAACAAGGGTTGGTTCCATAGTGTATTTCAGGGTCCCTTCGTCCATATTTAGCAGCTTGTGCTTGTGCTGCTGCAACATTGTAGATCCCACGCTCTCCTGACTTTGAATCATATAAGTTTTTCCATTCTGCTATAAATTGAGCCATCTCTGGTTTGCGAGAATACGCAACAGAGTTATTCGATAAAGCTCTTTGTGAATTGTTTTCCCACCAATTACCAGATTTAGCGGCAGCCATTTCGATATCGTTAATATTGGATAGAGAAATCATTGCAGATCTACGTACTCCACCTACTACAACAATCTCACCAATTTTACACATAATATCGTGTGCCTCAATTGGCTTTAATTGACGACCTGCTGCATTTTTAAATTTAGCAATTGTAAAATCAAATAAATTAATTAATGGCTGTGGTCCAGATGAACGTCCGCCCATAGTTTTTAATCTTGCTCCTGCTGGACGAAGCTTGCTTACATCAATTGAAGGAATTTGTCCTGTCCAAAGTAATGCAAGCAATTCACGATATGCCTTTGCCCAACCTTGTTTAGAATCCTCGACTACAATTGTTGTTGTAGATTTTTCAAATGACTCTGGAATGGCTGGGAGCTTATTAATATATTTATACTCTACAGAAAATCCTACTCCAGTTCCACACATAAGAATATACATGGTCTCATCAAATGATCGTGGATTATCTACTGGAACAAATGAACAATTATATCCTGCAACGTGGTCTCTTTCTAATGCTGCACCTGCTGTCATTACCGCTCTCATTGAGGGCATAACATTTCTTTTAAGAACTGCGTCTTTTAATTCCTTGATTAGTTTTTCAGATGGTTCATATGAGTGCTCACGAAATAAATGATCTAACATAAAAACAAAATACCTATCTACAGTCTCTTGCCAAGTCTCTCTTCTATTTTCTTCTGGAATCCATCTTGCATATCTTGACAATGCAATAAAGTTTTCGTATGGGTTTTCAATAACTGATGACATATAGACCTTTTTCTCCGCCTTGCGGTTTAATTTAAATTTGGGTGAGATCTAAGTGTATCAAACTTTTTTTATAGAGGGAAGAGGTTATGAAAACTTTTTAAAAATATGATCAAATGCATTATTGGTCAACCGTAACCAATTATATTCTTCATGTATTTTAGTTGACTGAGTATAGTAATATGCAGAATAAGCTTTAAAATTTAAATCTACATCCCTCATAAGTTCAAGTAGGTGTTGATACTTTGGCTCAAAAACTTTGCCTTCATGCATATAATCCCAAGGAGAGTCTATTAACTCCGACTTTAATTTTAAAGGGCCAATGTAATTTTCATACTGTGCCCAATTATATGTGCTAATTGTAGGCATTCCACTTGCTAAGGCCTGTAAAGGAATAAATCCAAATCCTTCTCCATATGTAGGGTATACCAAAACATCATGTTCGTGATATAGCCTTACCAACTCTTCATCACTTAAAACTTTAGTATTTATATGTATATTTTTATATAGCTCGTTTGGCAAACCTATTATATTTTTATCTATATAGTTATTATATATTCTAGTGCTATTTTGATTAAAACATTTAATGGTTAAAGAATACCCTGGCTTATTTCCAAATAAATAAGAAAATGCATCTACTACCATTTGTCCGCCTTTTCTAGGCGCTGGCTCCCCAATATGTAAAAACTTTAAGGTTTCTTTTCTTTGTCTTTTTTTACTAGTCCACATTTGGTCAACACCATGCGGAAACACTTTAATATTTTTAAATCCATTATCTTCAAATACATTTGCACACCAATCGGATGTCGTCCATAATTCATCACAATGATTCATCATCTCGTGCCATCTTCTTGGCACAACTGTGGACTCCCATGGAGTATACCCAATCTGGTATTGTCTTCTGTGTAATTTAAATAAATCTGGTTGTGAAAAATTTAATTGTACTGGAGACTTAGAATCTTGAAATGGTACAAAATGTCCTAATAAATTTAAAGAATTAACTATACTTCTGCCTGCATATCCGTATCCAGTTTCACCACGTATGTTTACAACTGGTGTAGAATATGAAATATTCATTAAATCCTTCTGGTCAACTAGGTTGACACGCTTTGCTAATTAATGCTACTATTATAGTTCGTTATCTCTAAAGGAGGAAATGCCAATGGAGAGAATCAAACTGCGTTTGAGCGATGTTGCTCATAATTGGGCGTACATAGGAATGATAACATTATTTCTATTTTCCGTCCAGCCTGGGCCAGACATTACTCAAGCATTAACAACTGTGCCTGTTGTAAAACAGGTAGAGAAAACCGAAAAACAACTAAAAAGAGAAATAATAAATAAGTTCAGCAATGGTACTTATAAGCATTCAGAAATGCTTGCAGCAGAGGATTTAAAAGATTTACTCTGGGCTGTAGGATTTGAAGGAATTGCTTTAAAGACAGCTTGGTCTGTTGCTCGTGTAGAATCCAACGGGAGACCAATGGCTCTAAATGACAATATTAGGACTGGCGATAAATCTTACGGAATTTTTCAAATTAATATGCTAGGTAATCTTGGCGTAGTAAGAAAAGAAAAATTCAATTTAGTTTCAGATAAGGAATTATTTGATCCAGTAACGAACGCAGAGATAACGTATTATATGACCAAAGGCGGCAAAGACTGGTCATCATGGCCTAACTCAATAGGTAAGGCCAAGGAGCTCATCCCAGAGTTTCCTAAATCATAGGGAGCAATATTGAGAAAGATACAGACCGTATCTAGATATATAGCTTTATCAGAAGAAGGCCTTGTTCCAAGACTTGAATGTCCGATGGATCAGGGCCTTCTAATGGTTAATCTAACTTTAGATGATAAAGAGTATTTATATTGCTTATCTTGCAGTTATAAAAACTTCATAGGAGCCAAATTCTATGATGAGATTATAGATAAAATGAAAGTAGTGAAAAATGGTTGAAGAGCAAAAGTCTCAAAATTTAGAAGATAACCTACCAATGGTTAACTATATTATGCTTCATAGAATATACGACATGCTTACTCTAATAGCAAAAAAGTCAGTTGGAGCCGATGAAGTATTTAAGATGGTTGAATATCATAACGACGGATTCCTTTTAGGACCCGCTCCTTCCTTTACCCCACAGACTGAAGAAAATGATGAATTTTCCCAGGATGTCCTTGACTTAGAAAAATAGTTATTTTATAATAATTAAGTACGGGTCGTAGCATCCCACATGTTCCCCGTACATTACGTCGCAAGATGTAAACACTGCCCAATCGGATCCGCCTCTGATTGGGTTTTGTGTTTATTAGACACATATTTTAAATACAGTGCATTGCGAAAAAATAAAGTGCGAAAAAAGTGCTTCGGCGAGATAGAGACCCCTTTCCCCATATTCCACATATAACCCACCATCTATCCCTAAACATTTGCCATACAGGCCTTAGAAGGCCGATATGGGCTATTCTAGAAAAAGCGGGGCATGGGAAGAAATCCTTTGACTTTGTCCAATATAAATAATATACTATATACACAATGAAAAATAAATATAATAAATTAAACCTAGCGCTAGCTGCAATAATCATGCTTATGGGATTGAGCTTAGTTATTATTAATGATGAGTTGCAGTACGCAAGGAAGACTTCATTATCCTCCGCTCAGTATTGTATTAAATATACCGCTGACATTATGATCAAAGGATCTACAGATTTAACTCATTCTAGAGCTGCACACGAGTATGATTTGGCTAAAGCTAACTCTAACATAGAGAATCTAGTTAGCCAATATAATACATTAGCAAAGAGACTTCGTCTACCCGCCCTAAGTACATACCCATTTATTGTTTATAAGAGCTAATATGATATCTAGGATAATGATTTCAATTGCTATAATCTCTATAGCCTATTATTTGCTAATAGTACTATCTATATTCTAGTTGACTAGAATAAATACTAAGATTTATCCTTTTTCTTAATTTTCCTATGATGAGTTCTAATACGATGACAATTAGAACATACTATCTCACATTTAGCTATCTCTAGATCTATTCTCTTCTTGGATAAGGTATTAATCAATTCCGCCACATTTGCTTGCTTAGTTCCTCTAACATGGTCAAAGTCCATCATGTAGTATGGATAGGATATTTTACAATCTAAACAAGGAGTAGAAGACTTTAACTCCTGAATATACTTTATCAGATAAGCTTTATGTTTTCGATCAGTCGCTTTATCCGACTTCATAGACTAAGTATATCTTTTAATTATTATAAAGTGGATATATATCTTAGTTGACTAGAATATTAGATTTAACAAAATGTTAATACAATTTTTATTTTTGAGTATGTATATTATTTATATATTTAGTGGATACTTCCAGATTTAGAGAATACAAACCCTATACCCTTAAATTATATTTTTAAGGAAACCCCGAAACAGTCCAGCTTATAAGGCTGCCGTTCATCGGTTGAATAATCTATGGATTAGATTACCAGACTAATAACACTTCCGTCATTGTCGAACTTGGAGTTTAAACCCTTGATACCATCTCCGAAAACTATCCAAGACTAGAATTGTATCATAACAGAAATTGTTAGGTCAAGAGAGCGAATAGAGAGAATCGAACTCTCACATTAACCTTGGCAAGGTTACGCACTACCACTATGCAATATTCGCAAATGTAATAGCTGGAGATCTAGGATTCGAACCTAGGACCTAGAAGTTAACAGCTTCCCGCTCTGCCTGCTGAGCTAATCCCCAATTTGATCTAGTATATCATTTAATATTTTAGTCGACTAGTATTTTAGATCTATGAAAATGTTAATAGGATTTTATTTTGTATGATGCAACATTTAAAAATGTCCGATTTGTCCAAATAGAGCGACCATATAGGGGGCATATGTGGCTTAACTCACACAATTAATTTACAAAATGTCCGACATGTCCGATTTGTGAGTGGCAAATTGTCAGTCCCCCCTGTTAGGATTATGGTATAACAAATTAAATAAAGAATTAGAGCGTGAGCCTAGCAAATAATCCCGAAAGGGTGAGCCTAGCAAATAACCGCTCTCCACGAAAGTATCTTAGAAAGGATAACTAAAAATGATAAATAAAAAATGTATATCATGTAATGATACCGCTATGGTATCTAAAGCATCTATCCCTGCTATATGCGATAATTGTATCGCTAAGAATTGGAAGGTGTCTTAATGTCTAACCTAGACTTAATCTATAACAAACTA